TTAGTATTCGATCAGTGCGAACCGCATCTTGTTGTAAAGAATGTTCTTTGTTTCTTCGTCCACATTGATAATTTTGTAATCCACATCGGGCATATAAAAAACACCTGTTTTGTAGGTGTTCTGTTCGTCATCCCAATACGTAACCTTGTACTTCCTTTGTGCTCTATTTACCAGTCCAGAAGCAAATACAGACTGCAACTCCATTTTCTCTGCCAGATAAAGCGGTCTGGTATTAAAATCAATCTTTGTCTTAAAATTCGGGCTTGTGTCTCTGTGCAAGAGATTGTTCAAGTCCCTGTATGCTTCTACTTCTGTTCTCTGGTTTGGAGTTGCAGTGTAATCATCGTAGGCGAGGTATTTGTTTGGAACAATTTTGCTTCCATACTTCAAGAGCCATCCCTCAAAACTGCTACCTGCAATAAAATCGCTCATTTACCTCACCTACCTTTCAAATAATCCGAATCCATTGCGGTTTCTGAACTGTTCGTTTTCCTCTTGCAAATATCCGACTAAGTGACCATCTGCATAAATTGCCATGCCTTTGACAGCTTCCCGGATAACCTGTGCGATATTCTGATTGTTGTCGAATGTGTTGTTACTGATCGCAATTACTTCACGGCGAATATCGTCACCAAAAGTACCATTCGCAGATACCGGCTTCTGATACATTTTGGCAGTCGGAACAGCCTTTATATTTGCTTCCATTTGCGGGAGCTGAATACCCTGTATAGATGTACTTATATCCCCGATTGTAGACTGTAATGCCGGAATCATGTTCTGCATACCTATCTGAAAGCCCTGCATAGTGTAGCTACCAAGTTCTTCAAATACCTGAGATGGGCTGTGAATTTTGAGAACTTTACGAAACGTATTTGATATATTTTGTGCGATCTTTTGCACATTTGCATAAAGTTGTTGTGCCGCTCCTACAATTCCATTATTTAAGCCAATAATAGAGTTCCAACCGATATTATACAGGTTTCCAATGGAATTGCTGATTCTGCTTCGGATTCTTCCGAACCATGTGAACGACGCAGAAAAGCCCGGCTCTAATCCGTTTCGGAATCCTTGACCGCAGTATTCTGCAAGCTGCTTGAACCATCTGGACGGAGAGTGGGAGTCTACTGCTTCCTGCGCAGGGGCTTTTACGCTGTTATTCATTAGGTCAAGAATCGAAGTCTTTGTGCTTTCTTTCTTCCCGTTAATTCCAGACTGTAATCCCTCTGCAATGTTGCTTCCAAGGGTTTTACCGCTTGATTTCGCAGTTTCTTCTGCATCTTTTGCAGATGATTGAATTGTTGAGTTAAGCTTTTCAGTGACTTTGCTGCCGTTCTGCTCAATCCCACTACCTACGGCAAGAATCTGATTCTTTCCGAGTTCCGTAACTAATTCAAAACCAGAATTGTTATCCAGAACGCCGTTGATTGCCCCCTGCAGAGTTGAATCCATTGTACTTTGTAGAGTACTTTCATAGTCAGAAATACCTTTTCCAAACTGCACCATCTGTCCGTTTGCTAAAGTATAGTAACCGTTATCATCCGGTTCTAATCCCTTTGCAATTTCCTGATAAATCTGCAATGCTTTTTCACCGAGAATCTGTTTTCCATTTTCCCAGATACCGCCCATCTCATCAATTGCGTTTGCCGTATCTGTTACCAGAGTTGCAAAGTCAACGGTCTGGATAAGTGTCTGGAATCCCGTAAGCTGTTCTGAGATATCCTCAAACGACACATTGTTAATCCGATCAGCCATATTTGAAAACTGATTAGAGGATGTTTCCGCTGTATCTCCAAGGTCTTTGACTGGTTTGTTTACTCCTGCTATCGCATTCTCGAAATCTTCGGACGAAATTCCAAGATTATTAAGCTTAAGTTCAAGTTCAAATAACGCCTGTTCTGTGCTATATCCGTTATCTTTTAGCTCGGAAAGGAATGTTAATAAAGGATATGCTTGTTCGCCTGAAATCTGGCTTGCGTGAACCAAACCGAGAATAGCATCTTCATACTCCTGAAATACCTTTAAATCGTCCTCTGTCAGTTTATCTCCGACTCCGAATATATCTTTCATCCATTCGTTGATAGCACCGGTAAAATCTCCTTTTTGATATCCGAATACATTATCTTCCAAAAACTCTCCAAAAGTTTTATCTTCGCCGCCGAACAGATTGACGCTTATCCATTTTCCAAGGTTGAAACCTGCCATTGCAGTTCCTAAGACAACCATACTGTCTGCGAATCCTGCTACAAGTGTAGAACCTAGTCCAGAGCCAAAGAATGTCTGCAATGCACCACTGGCTGTGGAAAGAACCGTTCCTAACCCACCGAAGATTGTTCTGAGTGCACCGATAGAGCTAACTACATTGTATATGTTTCGAGCAAAATTAATGCTCCCTCTTATAATAAAAAACCGTGCTAGAGCTTCGCCAAGAGCTTCTATCTGCTTATCGTCAAGCTTTCCTAAGGCTTTTGCGAAAGCATCTAAGGCGCTTACTAATGCGTTAATCAGAGGGGCGCCGATATCGTTCAGCATTATATCGAAAAAGCTGATAAACCCATCTGCGAATCCCTCGGCAAATGGCTGGAATACATCCCATACATCACCGATTGTTTTTATTAACGAATCCCAATTAATATTTTTGATGAAATTCACAATTACGTCTTTAAGATTCCCGATTCTTGTCCATAACCCGTCCCAATCAACATCAATCACTCCAAATTTATCAAGTGCGGCAACAGTAAGACCAAGTCCTGCCGCTATCGAAGCATATGGATGCGCTGCTAACATGGTGATTCCTTTGCCTATCACTCCTTCTTTACCGAAAATGCCACCGAACCATGTAAGTCCTTTAAATGCTACAAAAGCTGTCAGGAGCTGACCAAGGAAATAGCCGATAGATTGTGCCTGTTCTGGCGAAAATGTTGCGATAAACTCTTTGAACCTGTCAACCAGATCAGGAAGTTTATTAACTCCATCTGCCGCCTTGTCAAAAAAATCATCGAAGAAATCAAGTAATCCTGTTCCGACATTCTCAGCAAATGGCTCTAATACATCCCATAACTGTGCAAGGGAAGCATTGATTTTGTCCCAATTGATCTTTACAAGAAAATCATTGAAAGCATTAATTAATCGCGGTAATCCCTTTTCTCCTAATGTCCACTTTCCAAGTGGAACTAAAAAGTGTTTCCAGAAATCTTTTAATGCTGTCCATGTGAAATCTCTGAGTTGTTTCAATCCATTGTTCCAGAGATTTTTTAGTGCTTTTGTGGTAGGTTCTGCGACTTTTGCAAGTTTCTTAAATGTGTCTGTAACTTTATTTGCGAATGCCATAGCCTTATTTTCCATGGAATTGTAAGCGGCATCCCATTTCTTCTGGTATTCGTTCAAAAGTTTATCCAGTGCATCATTGAGGATTCCTGCGTCAATTGCAGATGTGTCAATTTTTGGCGCTTTAATTTTAGAATTTGCAAGGTCAGACAGAGAACTATCGTCTTTGCTCATAATTTCAAGTTCATCATAGGATGCGAGGAACTGTTTTAATTTTTTTGCGCTCTTAGTCGCATCTTTCAGATTGTTATTTGTATCTTTTGTAGCATCATCTACGTCCGAAATTCCAGAATCGTCTATGGAATCAAGTGCATTCGAGAGATTTTCACTTCCGCCACCGATAGAACCGAACATTTTTCCGATTTTGGTATCAACTCCAAGAAGCGAACCAATGTATGTCAAAAGTCTCTGGAATGCGATTACAAGACCATTGATATATGGCAACACTGCCGCAACTACAGGCATAAAGATGTTCCCTAATGCTCTGGCACAGGATACTAAGTTTGCACGAAGTATACGTAACTGGTTGGCTGGCATATTTATCGTATTTGCCATATCCGCCCATGCGTACCGGGTGGAATCCAGTATCACTATTGTTCTCAGCATTGCCTTGCTTGCTTGGTCCATATTAGAAACAGACGTTTGTATACCAAGATTTGCCGCATATTGCTGTAAGTTTGCCACACGAATGTTTGCACCATATTTGTCTACAGCACGGCTCATACCTACTAATCCAGAGGACAAGTTCTCATAAACTGTGCTAAAATCAAGATTCTTAACAGATGCAAGGTCAGCACCGATCATGGTTAATGCATTCGACAGTTTTAATGCCTGCTCAGAAGTCGTTCCCATAGATGATGATAACTGCGCAAACTGTCCTTGATAATTCAAGAGCATGGACGGATCCATACCGAGTGATTTACCTGATTTATTTGCGGTCAAAATCGCATTATCAGAAACATCGAACCCAGACATTTTGGATGTAAGTTCTCTAGCTCTATTACTAAATGAATTTGCGTAAGCTTCCGCAGAATCATACCCTGCTTCTGACCAAGTCTCTCCCGTTTTATCCGCTACCTGGCGGAATGCTGCTTGAAAGTAGTTGTAATCTTCGAGAAAATTCATGGAACTTTCAATTGCGCTTCCAAATTTTCCAACAACAAATTTCAACGTCCAGAATTTTGCCACCAGAGACATGATGCTAGGCAAACTTTTCTTTGCCTTGCTTCCTACACTTCCAACGGCGTTTGCAAGTTTTCTGACCTTTCCTGTAGAAGTACCCGCACCCTGTCCTAATCTGGAAAATGCGCCTGCGGTAGACCTTGCCGCTCTACCAGCATTTGCCCCAGAATTTGCCAACTGAGCAATGGCCTGCGTCATTTGAATTGTACTGCTACTGATTCTAGGAGCGGTACTCATCGTCTGGAAGAATGATTTTAAGCTATTTGCCAGATCATTAAGCTGAGTTGCTGTCTTTCCAGTTTTATCACCTGCATTTGCCAACTGAGATATTGACTGAACAAATGTATTAATTGGCTGAGAAATATTGCCTATTTTAGAGAATGAGCCTACGATTTTTTCAAGTTCTTCACCAAGTTTCGGGAGCTTTGATGCAACTGCATCAATAGAACCACCGGCATTCGCTAATCTTGACAGTGAAGAAACAAACCGGTTCACATTGTTTGATACATCTGGAATACTGCTAAGACCAGATAATTCGGAAATCATGTTCTGAATCTTTCCAGACACATCACCTGTGGAATTTATTGTTTCGTTCAGTCTGCGGATTGCATTTACGAATGAGTTTAATCCGCTGTCTTTCAGATTAAGACTTCCAAGCGTGCTCATGGACTGAGTGAACTGCTGTAACTGGCTATTTACTGTCGATAAATCCAGACCGTTCAATTTTGCTTCTATATTGTTCTTGAGCTCATCCGTATTAATTGAGAGATTTACTTTTACCGGGTCATAGGTAAGCGTGGATGCCTTGTTGATGGCATTTCTAATATCTCTGGCAATCTTTTCTTCATTAATCTTTACGTCAATTGGAATCTGACCGTTTGCAGACTCCATGGCAGACGCAATATTTCTTTGAATTGAGGCACCGAGTTGCGTGCCTAACTCATTTACCGAGCTGTATACCCTGTCCGATGCCATTGCTGCATCTGAACCAGACAAAGCCTGAATTGATATTGGTTTGATGGAATCCCTTACTTTTTTGAGGTTTTCCAAGACAGTTTTTAACTGTTCCGCATCGTTTACCGTATCCTTGGGAATTAATGTAGGAAATTTTTCTGCCAGTTCGCCCCATGCAGAATCGAGGTTAATTCCTTTTGTTGCATCGACGGTAATATTTCCAAGGTGCTGTTGAAGTAATTCTCTGAACTCGCCTTTTCCAACATTGAATTTAAGCATATCGGAAACATAAATTTTCTTACCTTTAAAATAATTGTAAAAATCCTGCCATTCCTGTTCGGCACCGTCCAGATAACTTCCGAGATTGGATTTTACGACTTTCCCGCTCTGCTCAATGCTTTTTGCAATATCATCCAGAGTCTTTCCCCAATCACCGGCTGTGAAGTTTTGTCCGTCAAATGAATTTGTAAGCTGCTGTGCCAACAAATCTATCTGTCTTTGAAGTTTGGAAGCGGCACCGCCTTTTAATTCAAACGCACTTGCAAGCTGTTTGGATAATGCAGATGCGTCTATTCTGGTAGTCTCTATAGATTTCTCAACAGAATATTTCAATTTTTCGGACATATCCGCTGAATTAATCTCTACATTTACTTTGAGATTCTTGTTTTCAAGATTGCTCAAATTCACTTTACTGAGACGTTCGAGCTGTGCGGCCATGCTATTCAACTTACTTGTATCAATACTTTTGATAGATTGCACGGCATAACTGAGAGTACCGATAGATTTAGAAAAATTCCTCATCAAGCCTACGCTTTTGGACATTAAGCTGTCTAATCGGTCGAATTTATTGCACAAATCATTGATTGATCTTGACGCACTGGAAACGTCACTGCCGACTTGTATCGCCAGGGTATCAATCGTATTGTCAGCCATATTCTCACTCCCTTCTCAAAAAATATTTATAGTAAAAAAGAGGGGACAAAAATGTCCCCTCCATCTGGTTTTCTACAGTTTGAGTTTCACGATTTTAAATCGGAAAACATAATTGTCCCGTTTTTTTATTTTTTCTTATATTTCTTAGAATCCGCAGCAAGCGCATCAAAATAATTAATTGCTTTTTGCAATTCCTTTTCTTTTTTCTCTTCTTCTTCCTCTGCGGTGAGCGGGAAGATTCGAAACGGCTTTGCCGGATACTCATATGGTGCTTGACCATTTTTCCTGAACATATTGCATACGGTAGCTTTGAGAGCTTCTACAGTGTACACGCCCTGCATATGTTCGTGGAAATTCTTTCTGTCCTCAGAAAACTTATATGCTAAATCGTAGCATTCCAGCTCTCTTGGTTCAGAGTCCATAAACTCTGCTTTTGAAACTCCGTTATAAATATAGAACGGAAGTAAATCTTCCATAACATATCGGCTAAATGGTTTCTGAATTTTTTTTACTTTTTGGCTGGCTTCTTGTGATCCTGTGGTGCTTTCACTCCATTCTCCATTTCCGGATTCGGATTCTGAAGAATATCGTTTAAAAAACCCGCGTTCATAAGCTCATCGGAAAGAATGCCAAACAACTGTAAGAGTCCTCTTGGTTCATCGGTTTCTTCATCTTTGTAATCATCCAGTAAATTCCCGATTTCCTGCAATGATTCTGCCGGATTGTATTTTTTAAATCCAACAAAAAGAAGCTCCCTGATTACGCAGAATAAGTCTTTAGTTCTTCTAATTCCGGAAACGTCTCCATCTGTTTCGATTTCTGCTGATTTAAAAAGCTTTGCCAAGTCCTGAACTCTTTCCATAAGATCTGTATCGCAGAACGCATTGTAACCAAATTTGATAGTATAATCAGTTCCATTAATTGTTAATTTTGTCATATCATATATCCTCCCAAATTAAAATAGAAATTCCCGCCATAGATTTGACTCAATGGCGGGATGTTTATCAGCCCCCGAGTGGAGATGGAAAGTCTTCATCAGATGGCTCAATTTTATCTTCAATCTTGATTTCATCTGAAATTGTTACGTTTGCAGTAACTTCCCACGCTGCATTTACTTCGGCAGATGGAACGCCAAGTCTTGACGGTACAATTGGAATAAACCAAGCCTTTGTAAGGTCTGGATGATAAATTTCCAGCCAAGGTCTTTTGCCTTCTGCTTTGTTCTTGTCCCATGTGCTACAGATGTTTTCCCAAGTATCAATGAACACCTGAGACATACCAAATGTAAATCCCATGGCTCCCGATAAATCGAGAAGTCCCGGAACGGATGTTTTGTATTTTGTTGCGTTCAGAGATGTGGTGTCGATAGTATCAGGTTCCGGGTTCATATCCGGAATGGATTTTGGTTTCTGTAAATTGTAATATTTGTCTGTTGGGCGTGTGCCCGCTATAGTTTCGAATGCAATCGCGACCTTCATGCCAATGGTACTGAGGTCAATCGCTGGTGTTGCTGCCATATTCGGCTCCTTTCTGCTTTTCAGCTATAAAATTACAATAAAAAAGAGCCACATGGCTCTGATGCGTAACCCTGCATCCGGGAGATAAAAGGATCACCGTCCTTTCTATTCATCTGTGCCTGTTTTCAGTTCTGGAAGCCCTGCTACAGATGTAAGCAAGGATAAAACACCGGAAAGAACGGACGCGGATACGACCATCTTCCAGTCAACGCTTCCAAGGACTGTTGCGGTTCCGATTGTCGCAACTGCTGTTTGAGCAATTGTCTTAACAGCTCTGATTCCCGCAGCTTTCAGCCATTGTAATTTATCTTTACTCATAGGACACTCTCCTTTCTTTTTGGTATAAAAAATAGAAGCTGTTACGCTTCCAATAATTGCCCGGTGTAAATTCTGCTGTACCGGCTTATGATTCGTTTGAAACTCTTTTCGGAGTTTGCGACTTCTTCCGGTCCGTATGTCCGGCGAAAGCCCATCGAAATCATAGCTTCATGACTCTTACTGTCGATTTCGTACGCTGTTGACAAGGCTTTTACACCTGATGCGTAGCTCTCAGTTTGAAACGAAAGCACAGTCGCGCATTCACTTCCATCAAGGCTAGATGATTGTGTTGGATTTCCCATCAAAAACAACCGGGCATATTTCTTTTTGTCTTTCGCTATTGTCTGACTTTTTTCCATGGAGTAATTGCCTTTGCCGACAAATGCTCCAACAATCTTGCTCCAACGTAAAAGTGCTTCCTCTACTGGAGGATAGATAACAGTCGTCATAGGGCACCTCCTTTTGAGCATGAAAAAAGCACCCACCGCTCAGGTAGATGCTTTTATATGTTATAGTATATCAAAGACAGAGGTATTATTCAGTATTATCAGGTATTAACTTTCATGATGCAAACACTTCTTTTGCAATTTTTCTAATACCCTGCATGATTTCTACGCTTGCCTTATATACCGGCATGGTGGCTTCGGTACCGTAAGAGCGTACCCATTCGCCAGAATCGGCATAATAAACCCACGATTCATTCTTTCCGTTCCCTTGCCCGTATGAACCGATTGTATATCCAAATTCTTGTCCTTTTGGATGTGGGCTGGTTCCCGCCGGAGTGTTGTAGTGAATGCCCGACCCGAACTCAATGAATAAAAGGTCAGAGCCTTCACACACAAGCGTCGCCTGAGAATAACCGCCAAAGTTATTGATTCTGATATAGGTGTTATGGTTTTTGTCAGAATCGCCTTGCGCCAATGCTATGTTTTCATCTATGACCGGGATTCCAAGTTCTGCCAGCCTGCGGACAAACTCTTCATTCTTGCTTGCAAGCGACTTCTGATACGCTCTGAGCTGCTTTATTGTGTCCTGTATAGATTTATGCGACAATTCCATTTTGATAGTCTTATTCGCCATCTGAGCCATCTCCTATATACTTGATGCCATATCGTGCCATATTTCCTTTTTTGGTATCAAGAATCTTTTTTAGGCGGTAGTCTGGTGGGACTGTAGGCTCTCCATCTTCGCCTAAAACAAGTTCTCCTGCTTCGGTCAGTTCCGGATTGCGGTCAATCCAGAATACATCGGCAGTCTGTGGCTTGAAGTTGCGGTCGAAGTTTGTGATATACCTGTCATAATCCGGGATATAACCGGCGGATAATTCCTCTGGCGTTCCGGCAGTCGCAGATACGGAGAGGTGATGTAATTCTGGCTTTTGGTACGTTTTGATTGTGTCTATCCCGTCAAGGTCTTCAGTTACCCTTGACCAATACACTGTCTGTTTTTGACGTTTCAATCCTCTCATAGCGTTTTCTCCCTTCAAAAAGAGTCTTTTTATTTTAATCTTATATTGCATATTTCATATGAGACGCTTTTACATCTTCATCAGATACCTTTGCATAGATCATTGTCGTGTTAATGTTGACATGTCCAAGAATCTTCTGCACCTCAGTAATCGGCGTGCCTCTTTGAAGCATAAGAGTCGCAAGAGTATGTCTAAATAGATGCGGTGTCAGAGGTCTATCCAGTTCTGACCGCTCACCGATTATTCGTACAATTCTTTCAATTGCTTCTTTCTTGAGTACTTTATGTGGCTTTCTTTCGCTTACAAAAAGATATTCCGACTCATCATCTCTAATTGCGAAGTATTGTTTTAAAAGTAATTTACAACGAGCATTTAGGTATGTTGTTCTATGCTTATTACCTTTCCCCAAAACAACTACTTCACCTTTGTAAAAGTCTATATCTGTTTTCTTTACACCACATACTTCTGTAACCCTAGCTCCAGTACTGTACAAAAATTCAACTAATGCTCTTTCACGTACGGTTTCGCAAGCTTGCCTGATTCTTTCCAACTCCATATCTGTAAGAGGTTGCTTTTCAATACGCTCGTATTTGATATTTTTAATAACTCTGCATGGGTTCTTACCTATATATCCTTCGTTTGCAGCCCACTCGAAGAAAGTGTGTATGGCAGTTCGTCTACTATCAAGTGTTCGATTACTCAATCCTCTGCTCTCCTGAGCGTTATACAGATATACACGAATGTCATTTGCGGTAATATCTTCAGCTTTTTTATTGACTGTGAAAAAGAAATCATCCAGATAAAGATTGTAGAGTTCGAGCGTCTTTTTACTCAAACCCTCGATTTTCCTACTTACAATGTAAGTTTTGTAGAAATCTGGCAAACATCCAGTATACTTTACAACTGCTGTTTCTCTTTGGCTAATATCAAAATCATTTACATACAACGCCAGTTTATTTCTGACTGTTTCAAGATATTCTTCTGGAATTTCTTCATACAACTTGGTCATGAACCCATTCACGAATTTATCTCTCATAAAAAATACCCTCCTTTTGGGTTCACAAAGGGAGAGTACCATGTTATAATAATACTGTACCCTTTGTGGTGTTGGAGTTAGGTTTTTTGATTGGTAGTCGGGAGCCTAACTCCTTTTTATTATGCTTTTTTGATTGTTATTTTCTCTTCATCATATTCGAGAATTACTTTTCTGTCTTCTTTGGTAATACCGAGCATCCGAACTGCTTCTGACGGAAGTGATATTTTATAGTTGACAGATTCTTTGCCTGCGTTTCCGCCGGCCTTGTTAATCATGATATTTCTTTCTACTTTTATCGAGCTCACCTCCATATAATGAATTTATAATCATTATATATTATTGGTGTCCAATAGTCAATAATTAACTTTACGCTAATTAACTAAAGCCCTCTTTAGTTAATTACCATACAAAAATTTTGCACAAGCATTAGTAACTGAATATAACATATATTCCGTGTTCATACAGTCTAAATCTGTATTGTAAACCTCACCAGTGCCACCATCATAATAACGATACATAACTTCTGGACAGGCACTTGGAATGTTATATTTCGCTCCTTGATAAGATGCCATTGCCGCTCCATATTCCATTTCCATACATCCAATATATCCACTATCTTCGGGTAAATTATGATTAGTCCAACCTGATGATGTTATCATTTTCGTAACACTCATTCCGATGTTTTGCATATCATTTAATAAAAACAATGCCGGACTCGAAAAGTTGGTCATCATTGAATAAGATGTGAATACACCGTGTGTGTGAAAACTGTAGTAACAAACAGCCTTGTCTGCACATTCCTTTAATATCGAGTCAATATACTGTGCTTCTTTTTCTGATAGTGGAGACGTACCGCGATAACGCTCATTTTCAATAGTGCTATCGCCCTTTTCCCAAAACGGTTCAAAATTTCTGTTCAAGTCAACATGATTCACATTTGTACGCTTGTCATTTTTATATCCCCAAGGGTTTTCGAGCGGAATAATCACAAAATGAATATTATTTCTCAACCACCCTAAAATCGAATAATCCTTTGCGTTAGCAATCAATGTCATTAGATTTAACAATGCTTTTGCGCATGGACGTTCCGCACCATGAATACAAGCACCCATGATAACAATAGGATAATCATTTTTGGTGTAAATTTTGTTCATTCCATCTTGTACAGACGCTTCAAGTGTTACAATATCCGGAGCAAAATCATATCTATACATATCAAGTATTCCAGATGTTTCTTTCCCCAAATTTGTTTTAGAAATATAGTCCGGATATTTTTTCTGTAAGTTATCCCAAGATTCCACGATTTCTTCATAAGTCATAGCTGTTGTTTTACTGTTAGGAACTGATAATATAGGGTTATATGCTATTGGAATATAAGGTGGAATGATAAGATTTCTTTTGTTGTTTTCGTTAATGACATTGGTATTAAACTTAAATACTTGATATTCTCTGCTACGTAAAACATTGAATATTACATATCCATCTGATGGTGATGTAACGATAAGCTTTTGCATTACATTTGTTTTTTCTGTTCTTTTTAGAACTTTCCCGAATCTATCCGTAAATGTATACAACTTTGAGCTAATTCCACCGTATCCGGAAACTATGAATTTATCGCCACTGTGAACCGGTAATACCATGAACGACCATTCATTAGTGTATTTAATCGCAAATTTAGTGTAATCATTAACATCAGATATTGGTATATAACCTTTATTTACCCATTCGGTCAATTCTGTATATTTTACACGGTTATTCAATTCGTTTAAGTCAAACGAAAATAAATCAAAATCAATGTCTTTTAACAGGGTTGTATCCCCACTTCCAACCAATATTCTAATATAGCAATCTTCCGTGAAAATGTAATCGTCTAAAGATAAAGCAGTATAACTAATAAATTCATTTCCAAGCAAATCACCATATTTATAAACGGCAAATTTTAATTCTTTATTTGGCTTAAGATTTATAGTTGAGTCTTTTCTTACGAAGATAATATCACTATAAAGTCTTTCTGCATTATCGGTAATACTTCCATCAGAAGGGTTTAGACCGCCTACATGAAAATTCATTTTAGAAGAGAGACCTATTTCTTTAATTGATTCAATACTTGAGCATACTGCTTCAATATTTTTTGTGTTTGACTCAACTTTACTATCACCGCTCCAATATTTTAGGGTAATCATACTTAATACATTTGTAATATCTGCATCCACAAAAGATTTTTCTGAATTTTCTTTTATAACGATTACATAATATTTCCCTTTTTCAAAATGGTACTTTTTATGTGAAAAATCAACATAATGGTCGAATGTATTTATGTTGTTGCCATTATATACCCCAATAGCAATTTGATAATCATTAGATACACTCACAGTTCCACCATTAGCTTGAAATAGCATACATCTAATCCTATTATCTACAACAACATCTAAACCGTCTGCTTTATTTACCGCTCCAACTTTCCATGAAAGGCTTTCTTTTCCCTTAATAGCAAAAATAGATTTGTCTAAATCACCTATATCTTCCTTTAGCGAACTAGTTTCCGTTTTCAGTGAAGCAATATCCGTCTTATTCTGCTCGATCTGCTGTGCCTGTTCTGTCGTGGCTCCAGGCTTGACTGGATTCTTTTCAAAGTATTCCGCAACTAGTCTTTGTATTACCGCCTCTGCTTCTTCTTTTGTAAAATACAAAGACATATCAATTGGAGCGCCCATGGTGTCCCATACTACCCCATTCCACGCCACGTTCATTCCTGCTTCGCCATAGACAGATTTAGACTCGATATTGTACATATCTCCGATATCCGGGTTTAATGGAAGTAAATCAGCAGTCGCAACTGTACCTCTGTATCTTACAGGGCTGTTCAGTTTTGCTTCCATATCGGAAATCTGGCGTTTTAATATTGCATATACTTTCTTTGCTGTTAATGCCATATGCGCTTCTCCTTTACAGTTTGTACCATGTGTCGGTAGGTTTGTGATATTCGTATAATTCAGAGGTATCAAGGCACAATGCCGAAGAACCACTCTGTACATAATGTGGGAGCTTTGACACGTCTTTTGAAAGCCCCTCGTAATCACGAACCATACCTCTTGCGTCTGTACATACCCAACTGCCTAAATCCGGCAATTCGTCCCCGGGATTGTACTTGATTCCATCAAAAATAACTGTGTTTTCTGCTTTTGCCATCTATGCAATCATCCTTTCTGCCCCGATAGGAGCCACATATGTGAACTGGTTTCCTAAAATATCTCTGGCTGTGCCAATCACGAAACAAGAATAGTCGGCCAGAAGATTGCAACACCATTCTTCTGCATCAACCCAATACCGTTTCTTGACCATGCGGTGAAGTTCTGGCAATAGACCGTAGCTGAACATCACGCAATGACCTAATTCATGAATAAACACACGGTTCAGAAGCTCTCCGTGTAGGTTATTTGCGATTGAAATAATATGGGTGGAATAATCCGATACTCCAAGTGTTCTATTGCCTGTACGGTCAATTAACACGCTGTCGTGCGGAGATACGAACTGCACTCTCCATAGGTCACCGTTCATATAAAATTGTCTTAGCATGGCTTATCACCATCCTTTTCTCAACTAAAAAGCCCCTGCTACATTCCTGTAACAAGGGCAAGTTTCATTTCATGTTCAATTCATCTGCTGTATGAAACGTGTCAGATCAGTTTTCATCTGCTGTCTGATTGATGCGTCTGCATCGTCCCACATTTCTTTCATATTGCGGATGATATCTTCTGTATACTCTTTCATGGAATCATCCATTTTTCTCTTGGATTCAGCGTCTTTGGAATCATGGTAATGTCTGCGATTCTCACTGTATCTGTCGTAGGTTTCACCATATCTGGACTGCTGACGGTTCATTCCATCATTCCCCATATTCCTGTCCGAATATTCTGGGTGATATCCCATGCGGTACATATTGCGTTCAAATTCTGGATTATTCAGATATTCATTCATCCAGTCATCATCCTGTGCGTGAAGATAAGGAATATATCCCATGCGGCTTCCTCTGCCTTTTGGTGCAAATCTGCCATTGGAATAACGATATCTGTCATATCCCATGCGTCCAAGATACTTCTCTTCCTGTTCGCATTCGTCCATAGCTTCTACGATTCGATAATCTTTATCTGCGCAGATTGCGCATTTTACCGCTTCTAAGCAATCTTTCAGATCATCCCAGTCCTGAGAACTAAGATTGTCAAATCCATGTGCTTTGGCTTTTTCCATAGCCCATTTTCCCATTTCCATTGCAACTTTATGCATTACATTGCCCCCTTTCTGGCAGCCTGTGTAACAGGTGCGTCTGTTGTTGGGGCTGTACCATTAATTGCTGTTAAATTGTTACTCGGACTACAAGCTGGATTTCCTAACATCTTGAATACTCCGCCAGTTGCACTTGTAGCTACTCTGGTTGCATACTTCGTTCTGGTTCTTATTCCGCAAGCCGTAACCTGCGCACAGCAACGATTCTCTAGCGGATACAAAGTTGTTCCTGTTCCTATCTGAATCATTACCGGGGCGGTAATTGTGGTGGCTTCTGGTATACTTTGCGCGATCACAATGCAATACTTTTCTCCATTGGAATAACTGCCTGCCGGAAGTGTAACCACAAGATTCCCACCAGTGAATGCGACAGACTGACTTATCACAAGATGGTTGCAGAGCTTACAAACATTTTTACAACTCATATTTTATACCTCTCAATCAAATAAGAGGTGAGCCATAACCCACCTCTTAGAATTTAGTCAACCTCTAAGGGTGAGTTACTTAGCAGCAACCACTGTTGCATCCACATCCGTTGTTTCCGTAATATCCATACAAATTACTTGCCGGATATGCCGGAACCGGAAGTGGTGCAGTGCGTCTGAGAATTTCTGCTGTATTTGCGTTCATAGCCGCCTGTAATACCGCATTCTGGTCGGACTGTGAAGCCGCCAGTTTAAGTGCCTGATTCTCTGCTCTAAGGTCTGCTGTTTCCTTCTGGCAAAGATAATCAAGAATGGCACGGGTGTTGCTGTTCTGATTTTCCAGAATATCTCTGGTATTGTTGTTCATTGAGTTCTGGATTGCACAAGCGTTGGTAGCCATATCATATCTGATCTGAGCCTGTCCTTCCCTGTTGTCACAGCAACACTGAGCTAACTGAGACTGTAATGCATTCTGTCCCTGCATAAGTGCAATGTTTGTACTATTAAATCCCTGCTGGGTCTGATAGCCAAGATTGCAGATAGCATTATCTACGCCGTGGAATCCATTAGAAATATTCTGATTGATTCCATTCAGCTGAGCCAACTGGTCATAACCAAGGTTACAGATACCATTGCTGATACCATCGAGCTTGCTAATTACGGACTGGTTATCGAAGCCACGTTGTAAAGCAGAGTCTAAGAAATCTGTGCTTCCATTTCCTCTGTTTCCGCCGAAGCCCCAGCCATTGCCTCCCCAACCAAAGATGAGAAGTATAATGATCCACCATGCCCATCCACCGCCGAAGCCGTAGCCATCATCTGCATGATTATTAGAGCCTGTTGCTGCCGCAATGTCAGCAAGGCTATATCCGCCTGAATTCATCATAAATTCAAACCTCCTATTTGATTTATTTTACAAATCAAGTAGAAATCCCGGGCTTTCAGCTCAATTTTGTAGCAATGTTAAATGAAATATAGTATAATATTTATGTGGGAATAGGGATTCGCGACCCGAAAGTCACATGCCTTAGTGATTTTCCCACAACCAATAAAGGCGTACATCAGAAAGGCAAGGTGTTATTTTTATGAAAGAAATATGGAAAGACATTCCAAAATACGAAGGTGTTTATCAAGTAAGCAATCTAGGGAATGTAAAAAGTTTGCAATCAGGAAACCATCATTCCAAAATCAAAATATTAAGTCCAATCTGCGCTGACGGGAGATATTTGCGAGTCAGTTTATATCGGAATAAAAAGCCTGCGTATTTTATGGTACATCGTCTTGTTGCAATAGCGTTTATTCCAAATCCGGAAAACAAGCCTCAAGTTAACCACATTAACGGAAACAAAAAAGATAATTGTGTAAATAACCTTGAATGGTGCACGTCTTCCGAAAACAATTTGCACGCTTACAAAATCGGAATAAACAAAGGTTCTAAACCGTGGCTAGGGAAAACCGGATTCCAAAACGCATCTTCTATTCCAGTGAGCCAAATTGATTTAAACACTGGGAATATTATTGCCACTTTTGGAAGTATAGGTGAAGCTTCCAGAGCGACTGGATGTTCGGAGTCCAAAATAGGGAAATGTTGCAAAGGCATTTTTTCTCAAACACACGGATTTGGTTGGAGATATGCGGATAAATAATTTATCCGCTTATTTTATTCCGAACTGGTTCTTAACCTGCGATAACATATCATCAGGATTAATTCCTTTTTCTTTGCAAAGGTTTCTTGCAAGTTTTTCAAGACCTGCACTGTCGCCTTTTTCCATCATATTGATAGCATTGTTTATAACTGGGCTGTTCCCAGACTGATTTTTCATAATATTGATGATAGCTTGCTGTGGATTTCCACCGTTACGTATCATCTGCATAAGTTGCATAGGGTTCATCATCTCTGCCTACCTCCGTTCTGCTTAGGTTCTGGTGTTCCCGACATCTGTGTCGGAAACATATTCTTTATTTCAGAAATCTCCGAACAAACATCATTCCGAAGCTGATTAAACATTGCTTCAATGTCAATCTGCTTTTCATCTTGCTTAGATTGCTGTTCATCTGGATTTACGAGTCGGTAAACAAAAATCCTGCTCCTTCCATCGGATTGAAGCTGTTTTCTGTAAATTTCAGTTCCGTCTGTTTTTGGATAGTAAACAGGATTGCCGGACATATCCACATCTTTAGCCTTTACAGTATCAATCCCATCCACCATCTGTCCTTGAAGCATAGGTGATTGTGGAACCGGCTGTAACTGTTGCATCTGTATTTGACCATAAGGCATTGCCTGCTGATAATTATTTTGCAATTGAGCCAGCCTGTCCTGATACGGCTGTATCTGTCCGTATGGGTTGTTTATCATTGGCTGTTGCGGATAATACGGATAACCTGCCATAATCTGTTCCTCCTGTCCGGGATTCAAGAATCATATCCATATCATCTATGGAACGATGCTTTTCCCATATACCCTCGTAAGGGTTCCTTAACATAATCATTGTGTTTTCTCCTATGATTATATTATATAGGAAGGAACTCTGTTTTTGAACGTCACTATTTCGCCACGTTTTCGCCACAATACAAAGAAAAGCCCCGACAGTACATCGGGGCAACTTTGGAAATTTTCTTCTTTATTCTTTTGTTGATTCGGTCTATAGTTCTCGGACTATACCCCATAAGTTCAGATGCTTCCCATAGTGTCTTTTCGCCATAAGCCCGTAATCGAAACAGTTTTTCTTCTCTGGAATCAAAGCCTGCTTCTTTTAAATAAAATTTTCTTTCATCTTCTGAAAAGTCTGTATAATTCATATTTCCACCGTCCTCCCTTACAAGTGGAATCAAACTGGAAGAATACCGCTTAACATAAAACCGATAACTGCGCTGACAATCGCTGTAATAACGCATACAATGATTGTATCGTAACGTTTTCCCGGGACTGCCATGAGAGTCTTTATATTGTTATTCATCTCATCCACAGTCGACTTGATATGGTTCAAGTCATTCTCACTTAATGCTGTCTTTCTTTCCAGTTCCCCAATACGCTCATAAAACTCTTTACTACGATCAGAGTTCTTCTCTTGCATCAGCTGAAAATTCTTTTCCAGTTCTTCTATGCGGTGTTCATTAAAACATTCATGTTCACATCCCATCGCCAGTTCCTTTCTTCACTCCCTTAACATTTGCTTTTCCCTACTGAATATAAGCAACCCAGCGGCACTCCGGGAGGACAAAAATACTGTGCCACGTGACCCAACCATCTTATTAAATTAAACTTCCTGCAAATGGAAAAACGCCATGATTGATATATATTTCCGTTTCGGATTCCCATTTTCGACTTACTGAATTTTCAGAGTGCGATTCTTGGAACTCGGCCCCCTGTTTCACAAGGAAATAGAGAGCCAGATCAAATATGCAATCATAGCAGCATTCCATATCGGTATTGATTTTTTCATCTGTATATCCAGACGGATAGTTGCGTTTCTTTTTGAACGAACGAATTGCACGCTTCACAGACAAAGAAATCATACCGTCAGTTTCCGCATCATCGGATAGATACTCTTTCAGATCATGCACAAGCTGTTCGTTCATTTAAGATCACCTACCCTTGCTGAGATAAAATTTCTGAGATAATACCAGCCTTATTTGTCGATGTCAGGGCATAGCCATTGTCACTTGCGAGCTGTTTCAGTTGAACTACTGTCATGCTTGACAGCTCGTTTTCTGTATACTTGTGTTTTGAAGCATCATTAACACTTGCTACAGATGGTGACTGGCTGTTCTCATCGAGACTATGCCCGTTTATTCCCCCGCTTTGGTACCGATTACGATACCACCATTAGCTTTTGCTGCTACTGGAACAAACATACCTGATGCTTTAGTCCAAACTGCAACTGGGTCTTGTGTAGCCCACATGGACAGAGTTACGAAGGAGCGATTTTCTTCCTGAATGAACTGTCTGTATTCAAGTTCCTCCGGTGTTACGCCCCAGAGTCCAGTACCGAATGAACCGTTCGGCTCTGCTTCATACAGAGTGAATACATCCTCTTTGAAGTATCTTCCTGTTTTGAGTGAACCATCTGCTTTTCTGAATCTGAATTTCTCGTCACAGCGGTCAATGGCAAGTCCATATTCCTGCATAAGCAGATTTGCAAGTTCCTGTTTTGTCAGAAGGCGTTTGTTAGCTGCTCCTAAGACTGCTGTCTGCATAGCGGTATTGTTTCTCATGTAGTTAATCATCTTGAGGGATGTAAGGGCTTTGTTTACCACAAAACCATTATCATCTGCAACAGCAACCATCTTCTGAATATCACCCATGATGTCTGCATCTGGCTTAGACCAGTCTGCAAGACTGACCTTTGCATCAGCCGGTACGCCGTAATCAATGCTCATATCCACGTTGTTCTCTTTGACTTTTACTGCACCAGTAGAAAGGAACTGTCCTTTCATGACATTTGCTCTGGCAACAACGCCTTCAAACAGGTTAGCTGCATCATCAAATACAAAGCTCTTTAAGTTCTCATCATCTGGCACACCATTTTCAATTGCCTGCTGTAATCTCTCAGACTGATTAATTTTTCTCTTAATAAAGAGCTTTTCAGTCAGGACTTTTTCGAAGCCCGGTCTTGTTCCGATTTCTGCTTCAGTATCAAGAGCATGAACGAATGCTACCTCTGGCAGTCTCTGTCCAGCCATAAGTCTGTAGTATTCAGCTTTCAGGAACTGGGTTTTGACATCCGGGAAGATAGTATCAAGAATGCCTGGTCTTTTTACGCTGAAATCCTGAGAAAAGTTAAGTCTTTCTTCCTGTGTGATTGATTCTAAAATATTAAATGGCATCTGCTTACCTCCTTAAAATTCTGGGTCTGTAGTGGTTACAAAAACGATACCTGCTTTTTCAAGTTCTGTTTTTGCAGTGGTTTCTATTGTTACTGGAAGTCTCTTTTCAAGAACGCGACCTGCAACAATTACGGAAATCGGTCGTTTTGTATCGTCTGTCATATCGACGTCTTCAAACACAATGCCTTTAGCACCAGTTGCGTTTGTCGGATATACAGAACCTGCCTTGATAATCTTTTTAGTTCCAACGGTTTCAGCATTTGTCTGTTCTGCTGTATAGGTTTTAAGTACCAGTCCTACCTCGGATTCGAGAATATTAGGTGTGGATTCGTACTGCTCTGTTTTCATAAAAGCCATAATCTAAATCTCCTTTTCTTAAATATTTACTGGGGCATTATCATCTGCCGGTTTATTTTCTGGACACATTTTTGCTGAGTACGCTTTTGCATATTCAGATGCTTCGCTTTTCTTTTCTGGTTCTCCACCAGATTTACCGCCACCCGGATTAGGTGTGTTTTCAAGGGCTTCTTTTTCCCATGCGGCTTTTGCGGTATCAAGCGTTGATTTATTTACTTCGGAAATTTCATCAACAAAATTCTGGGCTTCTTTGAGTGCATCTTCGGCATCCATATTTGAGAATGCTTTGATTGCTCCTGCGTAGGCATCTCCTTTCATTCCTGCGCTCGCAAAAATAGAAGTGATTTTGCCTGTCAGAGCGTCTTTCTGAGCTGCTTTGAGCGCGGATTCGAGGTCAGAAATTCTTTTTTCATTTGTTGCTTTCTCTTTCTGATGCTCCAATTCTGTTCTTTCAGCTTCACTCATGTTCTGCTTTTTCAGTTCTTCCAGTTCTGTTTCCAACGCTTTTGCTTTTTCTGCATCTTCTTTTAATTTCTGATTTTTGGCTTTTTCCTTAGCTACATCAGAATTTGACTGATTCAGGAAAGAGGTAATCTGCTCATCGGTTGCATCTGGAAAAATCTTTTTTACATCTTCTCTTGTCATTGAAATCTCCTGTCACCAATACGCTTTTTTACGCTGTTCGCTCAGCTCAAGGTGTCTCCCATGATTACGCTATCGGGGTGCATATTTTTTTAATAAAAAAGAGACGATTTTACTCGTCTCTAAATTAACTGTATTGAATTGAACACCGGCAGTTCACAATCTCGTCTGCCGAAGCTCCTAGTGAGGTGTCTTTTGGAAATTGTAGCAAGCTATCTCCAACCGAGAACGGCTCATCAATCGGGAGTATGGTTTCTCCGACTTCGAGGTGTGTCTTTCGTTCCCTTTTGTCTCCTACGTCAATCCATTTCTTCTTTGTCTTTCCTGCTTTCACAGCTTTTGAATACTGTCTGTAATTCAGTATCGAATTAGCTTTGCATTCTGAAATAAACATTGCCCGGTCATTAGACAGGTAATAATCATCAGTAATGCTTTTGTCTTCGGCAGAAAATCTTTCAAATGTTGCATCAATAATTTGTTTTGTAACGCCAAGAGCATATTGCTTGATATATGTGTCTATAAGCATATACGAAGCAATTACATCCAAATATTTGTCATAAAATTGAGTCTGGATATATTCTCGGTTTGATTCTCCACTTTCTATGGTTGTTTCTATCAGTGCTAAAATATAAAGGACAACTTCTTCCATTTGTTCGGAAAAAGCTATCCTTTCTTGCTTTTCTTTGTCTGATATTGACATTTTGCTGAAATATTCTTTATACGGTTCACTTCTGCGATTGTTGAGTCTGATATTTAATTCATCATATGATGAAACACTCATTCTGAAATCACATCCTTGTTAAAGCCGTTCAGTAAATCTTGCGCTTTCTGCAGCTCTGAGTCTGGGTCTGCTAATTCCGGATAAATGGTTCCAAGATATGGCAAACTCATTTCGTACACTTTTTGCGGATCGCTAAATAATCCGCAAGTAATCAGCGCAATGAGCGGATGAATTTTATTCTTAAACAGATAATCAAGCGCCTGTGCTTTGACAAGCATGTTATCCGTTGGGTTTCTGGTGATTTTTACATCAAAATCTCTGGTCGAAATATTTACATCCATTGAAGTTTTTCGGATGATATTCAAAATAATTCTGGCAGATGCTTTTTCAGCTTCTTTCGTAAATGCTTCTACCAATTTTGCGTCTCGTTCTGCAAAATCCCAACCATTCCTCAGATACACCGCATTCCCTGTGTCTCCACCGGTATTGCCCTGTCGATTCGGCATTGCTTCTACAATCAGCATATTGTTGTAAATATCATCTTTTGCAACCTGGCTCTCTGACTGATTTAGTTCAGCAGTCATTAAGTCAACGTCTGATTGTGTTCCATTCCCGACGTCTTTTACAGATACAGCACCGAGTTTTATCATTTTTACAAATTCTGCTTCGTCAATCTCACAGTTTTTGAATTTCATCAGAGCTTGTACGAACTGTTCAACCCCATTCAGTCTGTCAGATTGATATTTGTTGATTGCATCATACATTGTAATCGCAATTTCGATGTCGGAAAGTCTGTCGTGATTATTTGGATATTCAATGATAGGAATACCGCCAAAACCATTGATTCCAGCTTCTGTTACCGCTCCATTTTGTATTTTGAAATACTGTCTGGAAGAATAACACTGGTAATACTGCTGATTGTCCTCGTCTTTTAAAATCTGGACGGAAAGCACTGGTTTGCCAGTAGCGCTTGAATAAACAATATATACGTCCTGCGGTGATGGGATAAATATTCTGAAAGGCGGTAAGTCTCCATCCTTTGTCCATTCATCCTCTCTCAGGATTGCTTTATATGCAGTTCCTACTGCACTCTGGTATATCCCAAGTTGAATATTTCTGGCGTCTGCATTGGCTTCGTCCAGATAATCATTGAGCCTATCAACTTGTTCGTTTGTTTCTTCACTCGCTTTTTTCTTCTTGCAGACATATTGAATAGGTTCTCCGTATATCTGTCCTGCCTTGAATTTGACTGTTTCAAGGGCATGATTCTCAACAACTTTATTGTTGACCTCTGGGCGAACAAGTTTTTCACGATATAAAATTGGCTGATCGCCTTTGTAATATCTGTAAAGATAATCCATCAGGGTTCTATTCCTGTTATGGATTCCGATTGTATCAGAAAGGACCTGTGCCACGTTCTGGGGAGTAATCTGGTCTACGCCAGTATAGGCAGTTTTTCTGCCAAATTCTCCTTGGCATAGGTCAACAAAGTTTATTTTGTTTCTCCCCACTGCCTGTCCTCCTATTTTTCTGCATGAAAAAAGCACCAAGGGTTCTTCCCGGTGCTTATTTTACAGCTTATATTATATAATATATGCAGGTATTATTCAGTATTATCAGGTATTAACTTTCAAAATTCTTAATGTTTTTGACGATATTCAGTGCTTTCGAATGCAATAATTTCACATGAGAATAGGAATATCCCATTTCACAGGCAATCATTTCAAGCCTTTCATCTTTTACATATCGCCTAAACAGCAGATCATACAAATCTGAATTGATATCGCTCACCTTGTCTATTGTTTCAATAATGTCTTGCTTTTTCTTTGTGTATTCAATAACCATTTTTTTGATTTCTGTTTGAATGTCAACAAGTTCGCTTACGGCATCGGTCATTTGATTGGGATTCGGAGTAGACTGAACTTTTTCACCATATGAGAACGATTTAAGTCCAAGAGCAAGACTTCTTAAATGTTCTTCTTCGTATTTTTTATTTTTAATAAGCTTGTCATATTTCTGAATTTGCCCTAAATATTCTCTTGTTGTCATATTATCTCCTTCCCCAAAATGGATTGCGCATTGCAGTTGCTTTTCCGCCTAATGGATTCTGCACGTACTCTGCCATCATCGCCAAGCTGTCCGGGCCATCATCATGAGCTACTTTTGCCCTTGTGGTATATGTGGTCACATTTCCCATAAATAATCCGTAGTCGGATTTTGGTTTATACTGGCTCGGATGTAAAAAATAAAAATGTTTTGATATGTAATCAGAGTTTACGAGAATTTTTGTCTCTTTATTTGCTTGCGTAGGTCTTGTTTCGATATCCGCTCGGCATTTCCCTGAGATTATCTTTTGAATGTTGTGTGCAACACGATTTCCTACGTTATTTGACTCGAATCTGATTTTATGCGGATTGTGTTTTATCAAGATATCAGCAGTCTTTCTGTCCAGGATGTCGTAATCTGTGGTATCATCGAAAACAACGTCCGGGATAAAAAATTTATCCCCATATTGATATGCAATAGGTAATGATTCAAAATCTGTACCTTTATCTTTTGTATCACACACTGCCCATATCGCATCTGCTTCTTTGTCTGGTATAATTGTGTATTCGTCCGTGCATCCGTCGGGAACGTCTTCTTTGCCAAAGAAAAATCTTTTTAGCTTATCTGGTGGAAGCAATAATCCTTCACGTTCTACCGGTTGTTGCTGATAAAGACAGTTATAAGAGATTTCGTCCATGGACTCTTTAGCATCGTTGAAATACTTCTCAGAGAACCCATTTACTGTGAATAAAAAATTGCTCTTTCCGTTTTCATCAATTGCCGGTACTGCTATAAACCTTGCTCTAGGGTTCCCGGCGTATAACTGCTGTAGCTTTCCAATAGGGTCATGTACTGACCATCTTGTAGCTATATAAAACTCTTTGCAGCCCTCTAGCCTACGAGAACGCAAGTCATTTACTACTTTTGTCCACAGGGTATCTAATCGGTTCTTATTCAGCGCTTCCTCGATGCCAGACACAAGGTCGTCAGCAGTAAGGAATCTATTGCAACGAGTAGCACCAGTCAGAGAACCGTCAATTGATCGGAACGTCCATGTTTTAAAACGTCCATTTCTTTCAAGGTTTACTGTCGTTTCTTTTGCATTTGTTCCCTGTATTTCTATATTCGGAAAAATCTCATGCCATGTATACTCAACTGGATCATTGATTATTTCTAAAACTCCGTCATATAGAGAACGGGTAAGAATGCTACTATGTGCAGATGATAAATTAAAATCATTAGGAAACCACCCGCCTACCAGAGACAGAAAGAAATCTTCAAGAGTAGATTTTCCGCAACCGGGTGGTACGCTCAGCGCAAATATATCAAGTTTATCATCCATCAAGTCTTGCAATGAACCTATGATGTTATGCTGCAAAAACACATTTCTTCGTGGTTCATAAAATCGTTCTTTTGGAATTCGGTTCTTTTCAAGATAAAGCAATCCACTGTCAACTTGATAGTTCTGTGCTTCCAACAGCAAATATTTCCAGTAAATATCGTCAAAATCTCCACTTCCAGTAATAGCAGCTTGCCTTTCTGCGATATTGTGTGCATACTGGCTTACCTTTATTCCCATCTGTCGCGCATCTGGATTATCCTTGAAAGGAAGGTCAATATTCATATTTAACAGCAGATCAAGGCAGTCTTTCTGGTTTTGATAGACTGTCATATCACCATTAATAATTTGATTTAAAATCGCCCGATACCATTCAAGCGAACCTTCTGTGAATTTTTGCATAAAAATAGAGCCAGACCTCCTTTCTTCTTAGAATTTAGTCTGGCTCTCACGTGGCTCTCTGACTGTTATTCACTTGCTTTGAAGTTATATATAGGTTTGATAATATCAACTATTTCTACGGTATCTTTGATGTTATCAATAATTTCTTTCGGTGGTTTGTAAGCCATAGGGCTTTCATCAATCGTAGATTTCTGAACGGATGTTGTATATATCCCATTCATAGACTTTTCAAATTCTTCTAACGATATGTTTTCTTTTGCTTTTGACCGGCTCATAATACGTCCTGCACCATGCGGGGCTGAACAGTTCCAATCATCGTTCCCTTTCCCGACTGCGATAATGCATCCGTCCCGCATATTCATTGGGATAAGAACTTTCTCACCATATTTAGCTGATATTGCACCTTTCCGAACAATATTTGTATCGTGGTCAATATAATTATGAATTGTGTCAAACCATGTATTTCTTTGAAGTGTCCAATTCATGCTGTAGAATATAGCCGATTGTATGCACCGCCTGTTTATTCTCGCAAACTCTTGACAGATTTTCATATCATGCAGATATTGCTTTCTATGTTCTCCCATCAAGTAGCATAATTCTTTCGGAATACCTAGTTTGTCCGGCTTCCATTTTCGTTTTAATTCGTCAATGCCATTTTGAATTTCTTTGTGTCTGCCAGAACGTTTGTATTCTTTTACTAATTTTTGTATTTCAGTTTCGAGCTTATCTGTGCCATGCATATCTTCTATTGCAATTTTCTGATATATTTCGGCTACTTGTTTTCCAAGGTTGCGACTTCCAGTATGAATTACAAGGTATTTTGCACCTCTTGAATCGGTATCAACTTCAATAAAATGATTTCCGCCCCCAAGTGTACCAAGGCTCCTGCGAATCCATTCAACATTTTTAAGCTGAGAAAAACAATGAAGTTCTTCTAATTCTTCAAAATTTATGATTTCATCACGTACGTTTCTTCCCGCCGGAACATTATTCCTTATCACTTCATCAAGGTTTTTGAAATCTATTGTTCCCACATCATCAGGAATTTGTGTTGTGAGCATTCCACATCCAATGTCCACACCAACAATGTTCGGAATCACTTTGTCTCCGAGATCGGCAGTAAATCCAATTACACACCCTGCTCCTGCGTGAACATCTGGCATGATTCGTACTTTACATTCAGAAAATGCTGGCTGTTTTATCAATGCATAAATCTGATTTAATGCTTCTGGTTCGATGTTTTCTGTAAATATCTTCAAGTCACTCATAATGGCACTCCTTTCTGGCTCTCTGACTGGTTATTCTAACCAATCATTATCTAAGTAATAAAATCCAAAAACAACCATTCCTGTCAAGATAGCCCAGAAAACACGGAATAAAACTAACCATGCTCCGGTTTCCAAATGTTTTACCGTTTCTTCGATGTTTCGGTTGTTGTAAAATTTAGTCTTATCACTGATTGTTTTATCTTTTAATGACGTAAAGATTGTTCCTTTGTACTTTGTCCCAACTCCGTAGTACTTATACCTGATATGGCTTGACTCTTTTACCGTATCAATGTACTCATCATCTGGAAGAACAATTTTATTGCTTTTGAAATCAATTCCACAGAAATTTATCTTTTTAGCTTTCTTACTTTCTTTTCCCACATAATCCCATGTCCAATAAGTCTCTGTGGTGTAATAAGTTCTCTTTCCAGATTTATGTGCTACTCTTCTGGTGTGTCGCGTGTATTTTTCCTTTACTTTTTTAACATATATGTATTTTCCACCAATTTCCGGGTAAGTAACTGTATCTACAGCTTTTAATTCACCATATACAAAAGCATTACCGACATTGGTTTCCATTCCATACTGAAATAAATCCGCGGATTGAATCTTTACTGCCTTGTTGTATTTATCGTTTTGATTTATCTGCCAGTCGGATATTTTGGAAGAAATCAGTACTCCAATAAGAAGCATTACTGCGATAATGGAGACACTGGCAATAATTTCTCTTTTCGTAATCTCGAAGTTTCCAAAATCCCAACCTCTATCCGTCTTCATATCTATTCCTCGAATAAATTCTGCGGTGCTGATTCTGGTGCATCAAAATCAAGCAATTCAAAGTCTTTTTTATCATATCCAAGCATATTCAAGAACGATCTCTGAGGAAATGCTTTTACATATTTGCGATATGCTTTTACAGACTTATTGTAGTTCTCTCTGTATTCTGCGATAAGATTCTCTGTCATAGAAAGTTCTGTCATGAGCTGCTTGTAGTTCTCAGAAGATTTTAATTCCGGGTATGCTTCACTCACGGCTGAAATTGCAGTAGTAACATTCTCAATATCGTTTGAACCAGAAGTTCTTCCAGAAACAATAGCTTTTAATGTTTCACTTTCGTGCTTATCGTATTGCTTTACACAATCCGCAAGGTTATATACCAGATCAACTCTGCGTTTTTCCTGTATCTTGATGTCTGAAGATGCTGATTCCACTTGCTCTTCCAATGATATTGCATGATTCTGGAAACTCTGCACTCCAAAGATTTCGAATATTACAATTGCTATAACTCCTACAAGTGAAATTAATAATACTTTCCATGCATTTTTCATAATTATTTATCCTCCCATAAAAATTTATCTATTCCTCGCGCATTGTCAACTGCTCTTTTCAAAATAAGTATTCCGCACTTCTTGCAATAATACGGATGGAAACGTTGATTAGTGTTGCGTGACTTAAATTCATTAAAATCATAATTATAAGGATTGAATATCTTACATTCTTCAAAATCATGGTCACATTCTGGAATCTTCATTTAATCACCCCAATCTGGAATACCCAACTCTTTGTAACCGCATTTGTAGCAAGTTTCCGTAATAGTGCAAGTCTTTTCTTTGTCGTTACATTTCGATTCTGTATCCGAACTTTTGAACTTGCAACTATCTGTCAGAATGCATTTAATTCGTTTTCTGTTCATACATTCACCATAAACTCTTTCTTGCAGTTGCTACCCTTACATTTATACGGCATCCGATAAATCTTTGTGGTTGGGAAAATCTTTAAGGCTTTCTTTCCACAAAACGGACAAATTACCCACTTTGTACCATTTTCCATTTTAATTTGTGCTGAGCCGTCCCATGGTTCGGGTATATTCATATATTCAGAGAAGTCTACTCCTTCTGATTCAAGTGCTGTTTTAATGCTCATTTACCGTTGTCCTTTCTGATCAATGTCAAAATCGTCAAATAATTGTCCCCGATATAATCTGCTTTCCATGTTTTAGAAAGATTTCCTGTTTGGTTGTATATTACGGTCGTATTCCCTGCCAGAAGCAAGCGTCTGTCTGGATAGAACCTAGCTGGGATATTCATTCGGTGGCATTCTCCCTCGATATTGTATGTGGTGTCAAGAAAATCAATGTCCGAGCCTGAATAAACTAAAAGCATATTTGCTTATTCTCCTATCTTTTCGCCTGCTGCGTAGCAGTCTGTTATATATGTTCTACATACAGAGTCCAGACCATAAACTGCTTTTCTAATTGCTTCTGTCATTTTTTCATCATAATATCTATTTCTAATCCGAAACTTGTTTTCATATTGTGAAATAGTTATAGAATCTTCCAGCAATGGATATTTCTCACCTAAAAATATAGGCATATCTCCAAATCCATCCATTGAAAGTTTATCAAGTATATTTAATAATCGGCTAACAGTAATTTGATTATCCATAACATCAACTCACCCCATGAATCTTTCTCAGATTTGCATATCGGTCAACAAGTACGTCCAACATAGTCTGAAGCTGATTAATCGTGATGCAATCGGACTGGTGCTGCCTGTGATATTTTGCGATTTTTGCAAGTTCATCCAGAATCGGCACATCTGCTTTTTCACTTATCTGCTTTTTCAAATCATCGTTATAAGCGCACATTTTATCCAGTTCAGCCTGAAGTTCGTTGATTTTATTATCCTTGTCTAAAATCTCATGTTGCTTCGCTTCTCTCTCATCAGCCAACCGAACGATTTCTTCTTTTAACTGATATACTGTCCAACTTTTCAAATCTTCAATTCTCATAACAATCCTCCCTTAAAGCTTAGTAAATATTTCCATGTCATAGTTATCTCTAATATAATCCACGCATTCAGACAACTTTTCTTTTAAGAACGGGTCGTTTGCAATGTCTGGATGTATTGAATATAGTGTGCAACTATCTTTTTTACCGTCTTTCTGAAATTTCTTCCAGTCAAATGTCATTACGAACAGCGGAATTGCTTTGAGATTTTTAGTCTTGTATCTTATGTATAGATTGAATATCTTTTTGAACATGAGATTTTCCCCTTTCAATTACACTGTCTTTTCAAATAGATCAAGAATAAACTCCCGTCCCATCTGTACAATCCGTCTATGGTAGATCACTTTTCCGGAGTCCAATACTTTCAGTTCGTTCATTTTTCTCTTTCCTCCCTGTGCTTCATCTGGCACTCGATCATCTTTGCTATATTCTCACGTTCCTGCTTTATTCCATGTCCCTGACGGAATAACTCACATTCGAGAATGTTTCCACATCTGGAACACTCATCTTTAATTTCTTTTCCTGCTATTTGCATTTCTTCTCCCTTGTTGGGCGGATAATTAATCCATAATATTGTCCACGATCAAAATAATCTGTTGCTGTTTCGATACAGCGTGTTCTTAATTGTTTGTAAGCGTTTTTATAAAATTTCAAATCAGACATTATTTTGTTAATTGATTCATAGTCTAGGTTCTCCCAGCATTCGCAGCCATCATTAAAGAATCTAAAGTCTGCACAATGTTCACTGTCGCCATTACAGCAGGCGCCTTCGCATACTGCGTATCATTTACACGTGCAACAACATTTACATCCTTTTGTGTCCATAAACACCATCTCCTTAATTAAAAAAGTCCAGTGTGCCGACTTGAACGGCATAAATCTCCCAACGAGAAACACTGGAACCGAACGAAGTAAGAGAAAAGATTCCAATGATTGCAGTTCATTGGAATTGAAAAGGGAAGATTTGAACTTCCATGTACATCCCATGTCCAAAGACACATACTCGCCCATTACGATGTACTATCCTCTGCGTCTGCCTTTCTATTGTATCGGGTTCATCACCGTCAATAGTTCCGCCACTTTTCAATCAGAGCATTATCACTCAATGCATCAAACGTCCATATAGGAGGGGATTTCCACCCTTTTACTCTCATGCCGCCGGCTAAGGTCACCTAAGTTGTGGGTTTAAACCTATGCTACCACAATAGCGTCTACGTATTCCGCCACTATATGGAATCGGAAAGGCAGGAATCGAACCTGCGGCACATTGCTTACAAGGCCATTGCTCTACCACTGAGCTACATTCCGTACCGCTTGTCACGGACAGTTAAAAAAACGAGTTGATTTTCACCTTTTATTTCATTCAACAGTGATACAATCGTATCTCTCTGAATTAATTGTGTTTTCCATGGCTTCAACCGGATTATATCCAAGATTCTGTAATACCTGTTTGAATACTGTTACCGACTGGCCACTTGCAAGCTGTACACCTTTTCTTGTGGCATCTGCATGGAACAGATCATGTCTGCTATATACATTCCAGAAGATAACGTTTGGAATAACATATCCGGCTTTTTGGAATTTCTTTTCCATTTTGTCATAGAAAGACCAATTCTTATCTCCGCAGTAATCAATTTCCATATCGGAAATAACAACTATGGCTTTCGGCATTTCTTCTTGTGAAACGTTGTTCTTTTCAGCAATATCAAGTACTTTCTCAAATGCTGCTTTAAGGTTTGTATTACCGCCCCAATCTGCATTTTCGACATTTTTTATTTTCTGGTGAAGTGTTTCACCCTTTAATGTAACAATCTGCGGATTACTAGAGAACGTCATAAACAGATTATGATATGCACCTGTATTTCTTTCAGCAAAATATATCGCCAGACCGATTGATGTTGCCATTGGTCTTCCACACATCGAGCCAGAGACATCAGCCATAATCAGTGCGTTTGTTCCCTGTTCAATATAATCTGGAAGTGCTTTCCATTGTGCTTCAAGAACTTTATTGTTTTCTCTTCCATAAAGGATTTTCTCTACAATGTCATATGGATACAAAGTTGAAGCGTTAATTTTAACTTCTCCTTTATCGGCTTTATTGATAAATTCGCCGAATCCATCAGGATCATGTTTTACAAAGGCTCTACGATAAATCATCATTGCACGGCTTGGAACTTCTGGATATTTGATTTCAGTCCATTTACCGGCGGACATAAGGCTTTCAACGACACCGATTCGCTTTCTCATGCTACGAACCATTCTTTTGAACTCAAAAACTGAATATCCAAGTTTGTGAGCAGTTAAAATTCCAAGCTTTCTTGTTTTTGGGCTACTCGCATCGGCTGTCTTTATCCATTTTCCGAGTAATGAAATCGCACTATTTCCTGTAAGAATATTTTTCCAATCTTCCTCGAACTGATTCTTCATGACTTTCCACATATCATTTTCCAGTGGCGTTCCAATCAGTTCGTAGAGATCATCGTATCTTCCAAACACTCCAATCAAATCAAGGTTCGGTCTAAGTGCTTCTGGATGATGCTCTGCCATATAACGAATAATGGTTCGGAAAGTTTTTCTTTCTCCTAATCCCTCTCGAATATCTCTTGCGTAAAAAGCAATCTTCGTAGCAAAGAGTTTATCCTGTGCATACGCTTCTGAGAACAATGTAGTGATTCTATTCTCATCGGCATCTCTTAATGCACCAATAGTTCCGAATAAATCAAGCCTTGCATCACTTGTGGTATTCAGTGCAACTGCGCCATTCTCGGTTCTTGTAAACTTACTTTCTTCTTTCAGTGCATTTGCAAAATCCATGTTTTTCTCCTTTCAGGACACGATAAAATAATTTATAGGTTATTCGCCTGAGATTTTATTTAAGAATAAGTTGCTGTAAGTGTCCCATAATTTTTTCATGATGCTTTTGGTTTTTATGATTAACAGTCATATCCAATAAAGTTGCTGTAAGCATCACATAATTGCCCCAACAGGATTTGAACCTATAAAATTGTTTGCAGTAAAGAACACAGACATGTTCCGTCGGTTTTCCACAACCGACAAACTGGGGCAGTGGCAAGGGGTGGACTCGAACCACCAACACGTACCTTGTAATGGAAAGAACGATTGCTGTAGAAGTCACGAACATGACTTACAATCTTTTACTGCTCTACCAATTAAGCTACCTTGCCATATTTACCGCCTGTAACGGTCAGTTCTCCGAAAAGAAACTGGGTTGATTCCCGCATCATATGCTTTTCGGACCGGCCTCCAGTCAACAGGATAAGCAATAACCTTTTCCCATGGGTGTTTGAGCATAGTCGCAAGTAGTTTCTGTTCTTCCATTGATATCATTGGTTTCTGCACAACTGCTTCTATGCAAATTCAGCTGAATCATAGACCGTCTGCAAGCAAACAGCATAATTCTAACCGAATTAAAGCGGAACGCCCGGAATCGAACCGGAGACCAGAGCGCGACTCTGTCAGTTTGCCACTAGCGTACATTCCACATAACCCGGAAACCCCGGGTTAGCAATATGTTTATCGTGTTATGCTTTCCACTAGGCAATTTCCTGCAACTTGGACTATCGTATTTTTGCCAACCTGACGGCTTTTTGGTAACCGTGGTATGCTCCACGGAGTTGTTTCGAAATTGGATATTTACGTCTTTATAGACAACGACAAAACCTTTTGATGTCTCTTAAAAACTTCCTGTCCTCAACGTGCACCTATTGACGACAATTTAACTCAGAGACTGTGCCGAACGGGGAATTATCTTCATCGAACAGGCTGTGCCGTTACACACCTTTCATAAAAATAATCCACATACACTCATTCAGCAGTTTTTTCTGTCCATAAAACGGATAGACAGCATATGGAAGAAATGGAAACTACAGGACTCGAACCTGTGACTTGTCGGTTATGAGCCGACCGTTCTGCCAACTGAACTAAGTTTCCTGAGCAGAGGGCTATTGCAGTTCAAGAGTAACTTCCTCTGCTGTTGCGATTCTTGCCCTCGCAGTCGCAACAAAGGGTCTAAATGCTGTTCTGCATAAGCAGAGTCCATCCGGGGCATTTGAAGCCCCTTTAATCATCCCCGTTGGGATAGATGGAACCAATTCGGAGGGGAACTATATCATGGCTAAACAATATAGTCCGACTGGGCTAGCGGGATTCGAACCCGCGAATACAGCAGTCAAAGTGCTGTTCCTTACCGCTTGGAGATAGCCCATTATTTGTCCGGGATTTTACCCGGACTCGTGATAGAGTGATATATTTTATAAAATTTTAGAAAGCATCATGTCTATATTTGTACCGTTAAGTCCGCGCCAGTTACTTTGCAATGGGCGGGAAAAGTTATTCTCCATTGGGTTTCACCAACGCAGACCTAAGCTACTCTGGATGCCTCGACCTGTCAGATTCAAAGGCTTTCCCTAACCTGAGAACGACGGGCTTCTGCTTTTCTTGTATTTTCACCCATTCAATCAGTATGGTGAACAGGGGAATTTGTATTGTGAATGCTAACCACATTGGGTTCTCCTTATAATCTAAAAATCACAACTGCATTAACCGTGAAACATATTTCCATCAATATAAATACTGCCGATGCTATTGGATTGTTTTTCTTTTCGGTTTCGTCCTGTGATATAAGAAATGCTAAAACCAATGTGAAAAATGCAATATCCAACATGACTGCTACGAATTTTGCAAGAATCATTCTTTCTGTTCCTCTCCGATCATAAAATCAAGAATCTTACCGGCAGTTTCTTCTTCTGGCTCGAATGGCAGGCCGCATGTACAGTACTTCTCAATCGCTGTTTTAAGGCTTGCTTTGAAACCATTGTAAACTTCTCCATGTGTAAGAAGTTCGTGCCTTAAAATGGTTACTGCATCGGTTAGTTTCTGTTTTGAAAGGTCAATCTTCACATCTCCATTCAGATCTTCATACGCCGTCGCGTTGTCCAAAAGAACTTCGACTTTATTTGCTTTAAATATCACGTATCCTTGAATTTTTTCCGGGTCTGGTTTTTCTCTTGTGAAAATTGCTGTTTTATCTATTACATATGCGTAATATACTGGGTCAATACTGTTCATTCTTCAAGTCCTCCATTTCCTTTACGCTGATTCCGACTATCCCGGCGCTATCTTTGCTGTCTGTGGCTTTAAAGTGAGCTTTAGGATGCTGCGGATACATAAACTCGAACATGAGGTAATTTGCTGCATCCACGAGATATTCTGTGTTTCCGGTAGAATTATATTTCTCAATACACCGTTCCATGGACGGAAGTGCCTGCACGTTCCCGGTTTTAAAATTCTTCCTGGCAGGACCGTATTTATGATAGCTTACCTCGACTCGATTCTTACGAAGTTCATCAAAGCGTTCACTGTATTCTTCTGACATATAAAAACCTCTTTTTTTATTTTTTGAGAAAAATTGAGTCGGCGTTTTTCCTATCTCCTTCGGAAATATTGTTCCAGTGCTTCTCTGGTGATCTGCGATACGCTCTTGCCGGTTCGGTTCTTCTCGGCTATGAGCTTTCGTTCTAGCTGTCCTGTGAGCCGGATTCGGATTGATTCGCCCTGAGGGTTATTCTTTTTCATAGGCAGTGTCCATTTTTACTGAAAGGATTGGTTTGTCATCAGTTTTTGCTAAAAGCGTAATCCCTTTGCCTTCTTTCCAAGGTGATGTGACTATCTGAATATTAGAAACGCCAGTTTCGCTGCAGATATTCAGTAACTGTCTAGCAATATCCATCAGCCCTGACCGAAGATATCCATCGTTGTTTAATATTTTCTCCATCTTGTTCCTACCCTTCTGTGAATGTAAATGGTTATCATAAATCATTTATTGCTTTTAATTTCTGATTAGCAATTTCAACCTGAGAAGCAAGTACGCTAAGCGACACGTCTCTTATAAATGATTCTTCTAACGCCATGTTTTCTCTCTGAAACAACATCGGAGCTGTAAGCACATAAATTTCAATATTCAAATCACGGAGTCGTCTCCATGTTTCTTCGATTTCATCCTTGGTATTTCCAATATCATCAACTCCGCAAATAATCAAAGAATCACCATTTCTCATGTTTTCGCAAAGATGTTCGAAATTATTATTTTCATCTATTGAGTCGCAAGCAAATGTGTCAATTTTTTCATTCAAAAGCATCTTTTTCTTTGCAAGCAATGGAAACCAAATGCCTGACTCTTTTGCATATCCTATTTTCATATTTATACCTGCCTTTCTGATATCGCCTTGTTGTTTATGGCAGAGAAACCATTAAGGCTTATGGCTTTCGTGTTGCAATCACTATCTCTGCCATGAGGAACTCTTTTTTGTTTTTTTTGGAAAATTTTTAACTCAGGTTTTCCGTTATTAAATTGCGTATGATCTGAGAAATGCTTTGACCTGTCTGAAAGGATTTCTTTTCAAGGCGTTTTCTCATATCATCGTTAATTCTGATTCTTATTGACTCTCCCTTTGGGTCAGTTGTAGGTCTGCCATGTGGCATATTGCTCCTCCCTTGTTAATGTGGGACAAAATAGTGAGGTGACTTTGCTCGGAGTACTCACTCGGCGTGTGTTGGGGCTTATATAGACCCCCTCCCGGTATCCATGCCGGACGCTACCAGGGAAGCCCGCCGCCCCATGGGTTCCCGCTTCCCTGGCTTAACGCTGACCTTTAATGGCCTGCGGCAGTGGTCAAGGGAACGTGTGATAACGGTTATTCAGCCAGAACATATGTATCTATGGAACAAACTTCAGTTTTCTTTATAGATTGGTGTACATATTAAACAAATACAACCATTTTATATTGTATATGTTATACAATTTACACTATTTAATCTGTTTCCATGCTCTTTTGTCCGCCCTCTGCGTACTTCTTCAGGTTTCTGATCTGTTATAGTTCCGGCTTTTCCATCTCTGGAAGCTCCAGCGCCGCCCTGTGTTTATCTGCGATCTGCTGTGCTGTCTGATGTGGTATGCCGTCTTGCTGTGCTGTCTGCACTGGTGCTGTCTCCGCCATTCCATAAGCTGCTTTTGCAACAAAAATCAAGTTGGCATTTGTGCCGGGCTGGTTGTTCAATCTATTGACTGTACAATTCTTGCAGATATCGAACCATTTTTTAACCGTGTCGCCGTGTGATGTACTTGCCCTATACTGTCCATTAGACCATTTAGTAAATGTTCTGCGTTCTATTCCTACCAAAAAGCTAAATACTTCTAACGTTGGTAACACTCCGTATTTAGTACATATTCTTACATATACACTAAATATATTATCCAATAATTCTATATCCTCTGTACCTGGTTTCGGTATTCTATCTGCAATATAAAAAATCATATCAACAAAACTATCAGCAACAGTAGCTTTATACTCTTTCTGTGTGTCAAATTCTTCTGGAGTTACTTGTAACACAGTGTTTATATATTCATCCACAAGCCTGTATATATCATTCTCATACACTTCTATTCCCTGTTCTGTCACTGTTGTATTACTCTTTTTCACTGTATCACCTCCAAAAAATCAAATAAAAAAAGACGACAAAAACACGTTCGCAGATACATTCCAGGACCTTTCTAAATCCCTTTCTTCTTTCCGATCTGCTCGGTTTTAATCGTCTTAAATAGTCTTATTATTCTTATTGCCTTTCGGCTTATTTAATTGTTAATTCTGTTTTATCATACTTTTATATCACTGTCAACAGTCTATTTAATTTTATTTTTACCGTTACATTACTCTTATTAACTCTATATATCTATACGGTACTGTATAGTATGTATATTAATAAACTCTAGGTCTTTAGAATCTTGGAGGGGATTATAAATACAGTTATTATATATTTATACATCTTGTAATATGGTCGTTTTCCGGCGTATAACGCACAAAAAGCCAGACCTTCCGGAACCTTGTCCGGCGTGATCTGGCCTGCTAAATTCTTATTCTTTTCGCGCTCTGGCTGTCGCCCCCTCCTGAGTTCCGTCGCCTGTCGTTGATTTTATTTTATCCACAACGATTTCAAAAATCAAGCCCCAAAATAAAAAAATTTTGCTTGACAACTTCGGCGGTTTTATGATAAATGTATTTTAACAACTTCGGCGGCGGGGTTGTTCCCCCTCACTTATTACGCCGCCAGAATAAGAAAACAAAAGCCCCCGGGATTATCTCTCAGGGGCTTTATTGTTATATTTTAAAACGGTGATTCAATTGTGTAATTTCCATCTCCAAATTCTTCGTCGGCCCATTCCTTAGCCTCTGCATAACTTGGAAAATCCTGCGGCAGTTCATTCTCATCTTTTGGAAATACTGTTACAAAATCATTCATGATACATTCTCCTTTTAACTTAACCGAGCGTATGAAATAAAATTTTGTTCGGTTGTTTCGTCTACAAGTTCCGCCGGGATTCTCACCCAGTTCTCACCCAGAGAACTTATAAAATTCTCTTTCTGGGCTTCTGTGCCGCACAGCCAAGCTACTGTGACTTTGGAACATCCGAAGTTTTCGGAATTGTTCCGCGCCACCTGTTTTAATTCAAATTCTTTCATTTTTCTCCTCCTAGTTAATCCCGGTAACCTTAACCCGGGTCTGTAAAATATCCTCCGCAGATTCCAAAATCTCAAAATCAACAATAAATTCCTCACCGTCCTGATATACTGCGATTGCTCCGGATTCAAGCAGTTCTTCGCCGCCCCCGTTCCCATCCCAGAGCTGGCCGAAGAAATATTCTTTACCAGCTTCAATTGTGTCCTCTGTTCCGAGGACATATGACAATGTGTTTAATTTCATTTTTGCTCCGACTCCTCTCCGCCCCTCGTGGGCTGTGTGTTTGAAATTAATCTATAACTTTTAAGTATTGCTTGTGTCCTTTCATGCCATCATCCAGTGCATAAAAGCATGGCTTCTCGTCCCCTTGGAGCACTTCATTTATGTTGTAGTTCCAGCCCCACGGAGCCGTTACCATTAAATCCTCTGCATTGTTTTCGTATGTTTCCCATCCTTCTGGAATTTCTACTGTCATTTCGTCCCAGCAGTCCGCCATATCGTGCGGTGCTCCGTATGTATAGACGTTTCTTTTTTCGGCTGCCAACACACCATAATTACAATAAATTTTAATATTCATTTTGCCCTCCATTCCGTCCCTCCCCGGGGCTGTGTGATTGGTTCAACTCATTCTTTTTAAGATTTCTTCTTTTAACAGTCTGGATTCAAAAAAATCATTATTAGTCGCATATTCATAAAGCAACTTTTCGTTTGAAAGCTTCAGCATATCGTAAACTTCTTGCTTTCTCTTTGATATTTTTTCTTGATCTTCCTGTACCCTTTTCAACCTTGCATCAACTACTTTTAATGTTTCGAGATTGTACAAATCTTCACCGTTCAAAATTCCGGATTTTATTAATTTGTACTCTACTAAATACATTTTATTTCGAATTTCGTCATAATACAAATAGTTTGATTCATCAATAACTTTTACAATTTTAAAATCAAAGTCATCATTTTTCAAAATATCTTGTTGTATTGACCTGTTATTGTGTTTTCCTCTTGCGATTTCTCCCTTGTGGACTTCCGCACGCTTTTTTAATTGTGTAGAAGAACCTATATATTTCTTTCCGGTTCTTCTATTTGTTATTGTGTATACTCCGCATCGGTCTTTATCTGGAATATTGAATAAATCACTCATTCTGTAACCACTTCCTTTCTATGGTTACAGTATATATTATTAGTGCTTAATTGTCAATAGTTATTTGTGCTTAATTTACATTTTTTTCATTCTATCCATTTTATCAAGTTCTGCAAGAATTAATTCCCTTGCGAAAGCGTTGGTTTTTAATCCGTATGCGTTTATTCTGTCGAGTGTTCCCTGCGGTAAGATCACATTTATTCTATCCTTATTTTTCATACATTTCTTTACTGCTTCTCTATTCTTTATTGCTTTTTCTTCTACTGTTAATTCTGCCATGTTTATTCCTCCTTTATTTTTCTTCATTATAATATGCGTGTGCTTAATTGTCAACAATTTTAGTGCTTAATCATAATGCACAATTTGCCATAAATAATTAGTGCTTAATTTGTGCATTATGTCAATTGCTATTAGTGCTTAATTAGTGTATTATATAACCATCAACAGAGAGCAAACAACCCGGACGCAGAGCCGGGAGAACGGAGAAAAAAACATGATTAAATTTTTAGACTTATTCAACACAATGCACTGTGATTTCTTCGAAATCCAGAAAGGCAGAAAAAGCGAGCTTGTAGAATGGGAAATGAGCGGCAAAATGCTTCAGACCTGCAAAAAATATTTTGATGATCGGGTGATTGATTTCTATATCACAAGATCAAACAAGAATAACGAGTTAGGGCTTATTATTAGACTGGAGGAAATAAAAAATGAGATATAACATCTATCTGTCCCAGATTGAAAAGGCCCACACAAAAAGAAAGCTGGAAAAGCTCCTGGACCTGATCGGGAACGACTTCACCGGGATTAACTCCCGACAATATGAAGAATTAAGATTCTTGATTCTTTATAAAATGGCGTCATAAAAAAAGGAATCCGGACGAAAAGCCCGGATTCCCCCACAGTATAAATTGTAAATCATTAAAATATCAGCAAAAACAGAATATCACAGAAAAGGAGAAAAAACAATGTGTAAAATCATTCCTTTCCCGGTTCAGGAGTCGACCGGATTCATAAACTTAAAACAGTTCTTCGAGGTTTCTGAAACTGTAAAAACTACAGAGTTTTACCTTGGAACCGCTGAAGAATTAGCAAGGCAAAGCAAAATAACGCAGTCCGAACTGCTGACACTTCGCAGAATCGGGCGTCAAAAATTAAAGACATTAGAGAGTCAGACAGCCGCCCTGGTTGCCGCTCCCGGGTTGTATATGTACACGCCGGAAATGGGGCAAGAAAAGCCAGAATGTCAGATTGACGCAAGCCGGAGTTATTACGGTGATCACTGGTTTTTAACAACTAAATTAAGTCTAAAAGGGCGTGGGATTCGTCTTGATAAAGTGGAAAACGATACAAATTATTATATAGTTACGGAACGCGCTTTTGAGAAACTAAAAACAGAATATAGCATATCTAAGGTTAATTATTTAGACTAATCCCTCCGGCGGCGGTCAAGCCGTAGCCCCAACGCAACCGCCGGCTTTCAAAAAAAATAAAAAGAGAGGTAAATAATATGGCATACGCAACAGTAAAAATCGAGGGAAACAAAATCATTTCTACATCTTTATGAAATACACATACTTTTGAAATTGTGAAGAAAATCCCGGGTAACTACTTTGTTTGGAATATTGGTGAAAACATGGGGACTGATCTTTATATTCCTATTTGCCAGATACTCCACCCGGGAGATAAAGAAGATTTTTCCATTAATCCCAATACATTGAAAGCTGTTCCGGTTACTTCTGAAGAATACAAGGCACTTCAAAAAGCCGCATCTTACGGTGTAAACAGTTTGAAAACTGTTGAAAAAGCGCTGAGAAGTAAAAGACATGGTTATATGTCAGACAAGAAAAGGGGGCTTGCAGCTCTTACAATTGATATTTTCAAAAGACTTACGGAAAATTAGGCCGGCAAGCGTACCGGGGAGCATTTCCCCGGCGGCCTTTTAAAATAAAATCAGGAGGATTAAAAACATGAAAAAATTAACATTAGTAGAATACGGATGCACGGGAACAGGCTACAGAAACGGCTCAGACGTGCCAAATTGCAGAGTTCGTGCGGAATTTGACACGCTGGACGGTCTGCACGTTGTTGCGGATTTTGGTGGCTACCAGAGACGCGACGCAAATAAAAAAGGGTGCCCAGTGGTGCAACTTAACGCGTTACATGTCGACGGCACATATTACGACGCTGAGGGTTGCGGACGCTCTTACGAATATAGACTTGCACAAACGGGGTTTGACTTTACCCGCTTTGATTTCACAAGAGCCGGAATTTTGGCATTTGTAAACGAGGTAACCGGGAAAAACTATACGGAAATCGAGTTTGCAAAAAGGATTTAGTTTTCAGGCGTAACGGTTCCCACCGGGTTCGATTCCCGGAAACGCCTTTTATAACCCGGCTCCCATGGGTAAAGGGAAGGAAGAATATTATGTGGAATGTTTTAAAAGAGATAGACAATTTTGTGCTTGTTGAAAGTCCAATAGATCCTGGCTTTTATGCTTTTGGCGACAAATGTCATTTATATGATGTATGGGGATTCCCTGTTAATCAATGTGGCAACGTTTCAGAAATAACGGAGAAATTAAAATGGCGAATGAAAAATATTGATTTCGACAATAAAAAAATATCAAAATCGAAAAAAGTTTTTTAAAAACATTAGAATGTTTGGAGGGTTATAAAAATGATAAATAAGATTATAAAACCAACACCAAAGCAGACTATCGCGGCCATAAAAAGCCGCGATTTTTCCGAAGTTGATAAAATAAAAGAAACAGCAACCCAAGCCGCCACAGATGTTTTTCTTGCGGTCGCTTCCGGCTCCGTCCCGCTGATCTGGTACGACTTGCCGCCGGTGCGGTGTCAATCTGGGGCGGTGTCTTTTATGCGGTATGCTCTGCATAAATCCACTAAAATACCGGGATATTTGCAACTTTCCTGTATGGAGATAAAAAACGGTCGCATGATTCCGACATCTGACCGCCAGTACAATGTTACTGACGGCGGCTTTTCTGAGTTCTTCCGGGATTTGCCCGGGGTCGCAAATATAAACTATTTAGAGCAGTAAAACCGCTGCTCTTTTTCTAGTGTCCTGCATCCGCTCCGGGCGGCGGTGGTTCGTGACCTGTGCCAGGACTTCACCGGGGCTTGTTTCCCGGTGTGATGTGCATTGACAATTATATATAGTTGTATTGGCTTCTATTTGACGTTTTAACGGCTTCCAGCGTGATTCTGGTATATTTTATCACAGGCATATAAAACCGCCTTAAAACGTCAAATATCGAATTGATAACAGGGATTGACGACAGAACGCAAAGGGGTTATTATTTTGTATAGCTGTACGGCTATAAAAGGGAGATCACATGAGCAAAATAAAATACGTGTATCCATACAAAAACACTGATAAATGGATTACGCAAATAAATTATAACAGCAAGAATTACACGCTTGGAATTTTCGCAAGCCCGGAGGAGGCCGCACAAGTCCGCAAAGATGCGGAAATCGCAAAGAATAACGGCACGTTCCCGGAGTTCTTCGCGAAGCTGCGCCCGGGTGTGCAGATCACAAACAACAATATAAAACGATGCGTTGTCTGCGGGAAAGAGTTCGAGAGTCGTAACGGGCGACTTGTGTGCGGCCCGGAGTGCAAAAGGGAACGGCTGCGGATGTCTTACGCAAAAGCAAATTCCAAAAACGCTTATAAAAAAGACATCGTAAAATACAAAAATCTGCATCTTAACAGTTTCGGGCGCTGGGAGGTTAATGTATACCGGGATGGCGCAAAATATTACCTTGGCTCTTATTCTGCCTTAGAAGACGCCTTAAGCGCTCGTGATAGTTTTACGGGATGCACAGGAAACTACGCAGAAAAAGCGGAAGAAATCCGATCAGGGGCGTTAGCGACACAAGCACAAAAATGGTGCACCGGGTACAAACACGCTCAAGAGTTCTACAACCTTAACGGGGATTTACTTGTCCCCTGCTCTTACGTTTGCCCGGACGGGTACAAGTTGGGGCAATGGATACGTTACCAACGTAGCGCCAGAAAGGGCGACTCATATGCCCAGATCACACCAGAACGGGTAGAGATGCTTGATAAAATCGGAATGATTTGGGAAGTCAAAAAAATTAGAGATACTTAATTAATATAATCATATCGGGTTAGAACAAATGTTAAAAATTGGTATTACTGGGCAACTTCTGCATCAATTGCAGATGCGCTGGAACTGGAAAATCCCGGAAAAAAATCGCAGAAATCTGGAACTAATTCAGACCTGCGATTTTTTATTTTTGTTAATTTTGTCGAAGATTCCATAGAACGTGCATCGGCGTGCTGTGAATTTTTATTTCATCACATTCAATTCGTCTTTTCCAGTGGTATTCTTTCTTCTTGTAATATCAGAAATCTTACTCCTACGCCTTTTCTGCCGGCTCGTTTCCTTGCTCCTGCGCTTCACTGATTCCCTACTGATGGTTCCCATGCCTACTCCTTTCTGAACATCTCCTTCATGTTCTGGCTTCGTGAATTGAGGTTTATAATTGGCACATCCACATTAAGCTCATCCGGCACGATGCCTACGATCACAACCTTTGCCGGCTCTATCGCATCCAGCATTTCCTTAAAATTCTCGCAAAATTCCATTCTAGCAGACTTTGACCGCACTCTGCCATTGGTACAACATGATACAGTGCTTCTGTGTGGCGTTCCGTCAAATATCCATGGCATTTCCTTTGGGCTGATAATATTTACGGACGGGATAATTTTAACGCCCATAACCGCCCAATAATAGCCTAAAGCATGGTTTCTGTACAGGTTGTAGATGTTCAACGCGCTTGGCATCCCGGAAGCAATTGTGAAATCCGGGCTGCAAACTGAATTGAAACATTTTAAGTGTTCAATGTACTGGTCCGGCTGGTTCCATACCTGCAGGAAACTTTTGTCGTCAATGTAGAAATTCACCGTCAGGTCCTTATGGCCTTTTAGTGATCTGGATTTTGAAGACGCAAAGTCAATCGACTTGCCTGCTGAGAAATCCACTTTTGGAAGCATTGGTATCTGAAACTGTCCATCAAGTTCTGCACCGGTTATCAGATATTCTTTCATCACATCATATGCGGTATGTATCACAACACCACCTCCATACAACCATATTAACATAATTTGGGAAACAAAAAAAGACCGCATTTCTGCCGTCTACGATGGTTTTTCCTGTGTCTCACACACAAGTTTTCCTCCTATGGTTTTAATTCGAATATTTGTTCTTGTTCCTTACCTGTTCCCTAGCCTGTTCCCTCGAACTTTTAAACACCTCTAAAAAGCACAAAAAACCTTGATTTTACAAGGTTTTCGTTAGCAGCCAGTACGGGAATCGAACGTATTTTAAAACTGCTATTTTTCCCATAAAATCAACATTTCTAACATTTTTAAGGTGTTCCTTTTTGTTCCCTTGCTGTTCCCTCTGCTGAAATAACCAAAGTTAATTTGATACTACCATAAACTCGCTTATGCTGTCCATGATTTTTTGTTTCTTCTTGAGGTCCTTTCGGTCTCTGTGGTAGTAGTTCTCGGAACACGAAATATTTGTGTGGCCCATCTGTGATGTGACCATCTGATTATCTATGCTGTGATCGAGTAGTATAGTGCAATATGTTTTCCGTATTTTATGCGGTGATTTTTGAATACAGCCAGTTTTCTTACATACTGTTCTTAACCGGTTCCTGAACGAATAAGTATTTAATCGCTTTCCATCTTTGGAAAATATATATTCGCAGAATGTCGACATATTTCTAAGCTTCTGTAATATCCATATACACCCCTGAGGAACCACTACATTTCTTACGCCTGCTTCTGTTTTCGGAAAGTCTTTTACTTCAAAAATGCCTTTATGGTTTTCAAAATGCCTTACTTCCGTTCTTCTGACTTTAATCGTACTGATATGTGGCAGCCAGTCATTCCATTTCAAAGCGCATAGCTCCCCAACTCTCAGCCCGGTTACAAACATAAGCATAATGCCGAGATTTACCATATCCTGATTATCTTTCAAGTAATCAATCATCCTGTCCATTTCAGCGTCGTTGAATACTTCTTCCGAATCTTCTTTGATATTTCTTTTAAAAGATTTATCGGTGACATCCAAGTCATAGAATAATTCCTGCACGTTCCAATCAATCAGCTTGTTGCGTTTCGCCCATTTTAAGGTTCCTCTGGTAATTGTCTTAAGATTGCAGAAAGCTTTTGCGGTTAGATTGTGTTCGCTGATCTGCTCTTCCAGGAAGTTGCTAATATCCTCTGACTCAATGTTTTTAATTCTGCGTTCGCCCATGGTCCCAAAAAAACGGTTAAAGTCCTGCTGATATCTCTGATAAGTTTGTATTGAAATCTTATTCAAATCAACCTTGCGCTGTGCCCATTCCTCGAACACACTCCTGATTTTTGGGTTCTCTGCTTTCTCACGGTGCGTCTTTACGATCAAGTCCTCTAAATCCTGCTTAGACCGACGTTTGAACATCTTCCGCTGTCCGGTTTCGTCATAAGTCATACGGATTTTCCAATATCCGTCAGATGCCTTCCATATACTGTCCCTGTATTCTTTTAAAATTTCTTCCATTTTATTCATTTCAACTTGCTCTTGTATGTGAGACAAATTGATGATACCATTCTCGATTGCATATTTCAAGTCGTCATTATTCATAAAAAATAAGGAGGAACCGGGATATCCTTTCGCTGGCCAGCGGCTCCTCGTTCCTCCTTTCTTTCACACATAATCAAAAATATTCATCTGTCCTTCCGGCATATCATCTTCAAGATTGAAGAATTTACAGGCAATAAAATTTCCATGCCAGTCCCGATCATCGCCGTACATCAGACATTTTTCTCTCTTTCCATCCCTATAAAATCTGCACTCAGAGCAATTGTGCTGATACGCAGTTCCGCCGGAACGTTTATACATTTCGCTTATTGTTCTCATTTCTTTTCCTTTCAAAGGCTTAAATTCTCAAAGCTGCTCTTCTTTTTGTTCCTGTTCTTCTTTTAAAAATCCCTTTCATTACGCATTCCGTCGGTAGGCATCCTCTCATGCGATCATTGATAAGGATGTAATCGCAAGTTCCATATGATAACCCTCCAGAATTATTCTTTGAAAAATAATCACAATGCTTACATTGCTTTTCTTTTAAATTCTGAATTTCTCTGACAGACATTTCACCCCATGGTTTAACAGCTATTTTCACTCTCTTTACCTCGCATTCCTTGTACCATCTTCATCTTCAAATGTTGTGCTATATGTTCTCTGACAGATTCCTCTGGAAATGGGATTTCAAGTGACCGCTCCAGAATCCTGTTTGTGATTCTCTCATCATATTTCAGTTCTGATATCTGGCAGTTGCTCGTGAATATAGTGATTTTCCTGTCGATATACCGACCGTTGATAATGCTATAGAATCTTTCGTTAATCCACTCCTTACCAGAATCAGCGCCGAAGTCATCAATGATAAGGATTTCTGTTCTGGACAAATCCTCTATCAACTTTCCTTCCGTATTCCCTTTGTCTCCCCATGTATTCTTGATCTCATCAAGAATCCTGAGGGATGTGGTGAACTTTACTGGCTTCTGGTATTTCTTCATAATTTCATTCGCCAAGCTACATACTGTTTTGGTTTTACCAGAACCTTTTGCGTTTGAGAAAAGGTATAGCCCTATTCCTTTCTTCTGCATATCAGGAAGATTTTTAAACCAGTAATTTACCGCCTGAGCCGCCTGAGAAAATACTTTTCGGCTCTCGGCGTTCAAATATACACTTGACTTCAAATCGTTGAAATTTGAGCCTTTAAACACGTTTGGAAGCTCTGCAAATTTCAATTGATTTTCAAGGATTATTCTTTTTCTGATTCCGCAAGGGCATTCCTCGCAATACGGAATACCACTTGCGTCTCTTACCCATCTCCACCCGCTGTCCCCACACTCAGGGCATTCAAGCGAATGGCGTGTCTGATTCTCCTCCGTCCCATTCTCCGAGCGGGACGAGTGGTTCGACATTTCTTTGAGTTGTGTCAGTTCCATTTCGCATATCCTCCCTGTTGTGGTATTTGTTTTCGAGTATCTTTAAGAAGTTGTTTGGTTTCACGAACCATTCAAAATTTATCATAAAATCAGTTTTCTTTCCCATAAGAAAGTCACTATTTTGTACATTTTTCAGTGCTTCCATTACCTTGTTCATACCGTATTCTCGGATTCTTGCTTTCAACATTTGAGTTCGCCTTGCTGTCATTCTTGCGATCGGCTGAATCCCGAACTGCTGAAGCTTGTTCCATTCATTGACCACTTTCTGCACGTCACCGGGCTTGACTAAATCTTTTTCACAAGAAATCTGTTCTGGAATCTCCGGCATACGTTCTTCCTCTGATAATTCTTTCTGGCGTTTTCTGTGCTCGGCAACCCGTTTTCTTGTCTGCTCTCTGATTCTTTCAAGCCCGTCAATATTCTGATGCTCTTCCCATCCAGGAATTGAAAGTAATGTTCCATCTCTGGTTATCATGCCGAACTTTTCAAGAATTGTAAGTGCAAGTTCAATCACACTCTCATCAAAATCCAGCTCGTCAGCCAGCATTTTATTTGTATATGGAATATTCTCTGTCAAAAAAATAATCCCGTTTGAATTACAACGCCCTGCCATCGTCAGGAGCATCATCCAGATCAGTACGATATTGTTCCCCTCTGGAAGTTTTCTGATATGCCGGATTTTTTTGTTATCGAACATATCTATTTCTAATCGAATCCAACTCACCTTTGTCATTTAGCCACCTTCCCGTCTGATAAGGACATTTCCACCCTTACCGCATTGATTTTCGGATGAATTTCTCCATTAAGAGTCCATCCAATTTTTTGTGTGATTTTCACAGCTATCATCTTCCTCTATCAGGATGCCTTTGCGGTCACACAGCCCGTTGTCGTTTTCAATACAAGTTTTGCATGTTTTATCTTCCATTTTCCTCACCCCAATCTAATTTCTGTCCACACTTGTTACAATAAAAATCTGTTTTATAAAGCCCCTCTCTGTTGCAAACTGGGCAGTTACCTTTTGTCGTATAGTATCTGCCGGAAAAATCAAAAATAGATTTTATATTATTTGGTTTCATTGGAACCTGCTTTTTCAATGCTTTAATGGCTCCCATTCTAACTTCATAAGTACAGTTACCACCATAGGCTGTATCATCATAGCTTAATTCTTTTAATGCTTCTTCTGGTTTCATATTAATCCTCCTAATGATTGCTTTTCTTGGAGAAATCATAGTCAATAAACAGTGTTTTCTTTTTGCCACATTTCTTACATACCAATTCGGTTTCCCCATCTCTGCACCAATGCCATTGGACTTCATAAATATGTGGTTTGCAGAGACACTTGATTTTGCATCCATTCTTACGCCATCTGTTGAATTTGTTGATTATCCCGTAGGCTAATATGTAAACCATAAAGACAACTGTGAATACACCTATTGCTATGAAAAAACGTTTTTATTGCATAAACCATTTTTCTTCATCTCCTCCAACTTCTTCTCAGCTTCTTCACGGGTGAGAAATACTGTTTTACCAAACTCTGCCGCTGGCAAATATTCATATGGACTATTCCAATCAGTGATACACTTAATTGCAATTTCATAACTATCAATTACAAATTCCGTTGCTACAACTTCCATTATGATTTCGTCTGATATTACATCTACAAAATTATCTTCAAGATCTATTCCGTAAAAATGATATAGTTTATCTTTAAGTTTACACGGTAATCTCACAAGCAAGCCCTGTTCTTCTAAGTCTTCATAAGTGGCAAGTTTGGTAAGAATTTTATCTGCGAATGGTTTTAATAATCCATCCGTAATTTCTTCCTTTGCAACTCCTGTACCATCAACATTTCTTTCTCTTTCTGTTAATCTCTCCATCTACTTCACCTCCTGCAATCTCATCAATACACTGGTTCCAGCCCTCTGCAAAGCCAGCATCAGATGTATTAGCCGGATAGTCTCCATTGTCTTTTTCTGGCAAATCCATAAGTGGACACCAATCAGGTCTTGATTTGCTTTCGCAATCATAATGTTCTTCTGTCATCAGAATTACATCATAATTTAAGCAGTCAGCTAATTCGCACAAACCCTCATATTCAAGAGCACTACAGTATGCAGTTCCGAACGGGCAATCATAGCAATTCTCTGGTGTGTCTATCACTAATACTGATTTACTCATTTCTTCTTACCCCTTTTCTGTAAGAATGCTCCGTACTGCGCAGGACTAATGATAGTATCTTTTTCTCTAGTAGCCTGACAATATCCAAGCCTTCCATTCTTTTTATTTTCTTCCTTTGTGAACATAGTCGAAATGTCTTTGCCTTTACTCATTTACTTCACTTCCTCTCAGCATCAGACTCAGGCTGTTATATCTCGGACAAGTCCTGACCCCGTTTCTGGTATCTCTTAACAATACGCAGTACGGATATAACGCTATGACCTCGTAGATGTGTTCTGTAACATCCTCACCGCACTGGTCGATGTATTTGAAACATTTACCCGGTCTGAGAAAGTATCTTGCGCATACATATGCTTTTGTTCCGAATCTTACACTTGCACTACTCATTCAACTCTCCCCATCCTTCACGATTTTGATTGCAACTTCAAACGCATCAGTTTCACCCTCGAAATACTCCGATGCTTTCTGTAATGCAGCAGTTCTTGTCTTTTTTGTTTTCAACTGCTCCACAACCTTGTCCGCATCAAAAGCTGTCGGCTGTTCATTAATTTCTTCAACAACACTTTTCAAAACACAAGCTAATTTAATTGTTTCTGATTCATCAGGATTTAATGGTTTCAGCCACTTTACTATATTTTCTTTTAATAAGTCGGCATCAATCAGTCTCATACTCTTCACACTCCTCCGCATATTCATAACTGTCCATATCGTCACATCTGCACTGGCAGGAATCCTGTTTGCTACAGCAGATGCAACATTCTGTTTCATCGTCCGGGCATTCTAATTTGCATCTTCCCATTTAGTCCTCCTTGTATGGTTCTGGCAACGGTGTCCATGCAGTTACAGGCAATCTGAATTCTACAGGAGTCTCAATTTGCCCTGGAACTACAAAGGCTCCAATGCCGTCTCTTATTACTTCATATCTACCAATTGCCGGGATAAAGCCTTTAAGCAGTACAGCAACATCCTTGCCCGGCTCTGGCAGTTTCTTTTCGACTGGAATCCAATCGTTTTCATTTTCATCCAGTTCTAAGTCATCTTGAAGCTGTTCGATCATGTCCAGAACGTCTCTGGCGGTAATCATTTCGTGCTGTTCTGCCAGCTTCTTCATCTGATTGTGATAATCGGTTAATCTGTCTTTGATATGACTCATACCTCCACGCTTTCATCATCCGGTATCTGGAATACCATTTTCTTCATAAATGCATTTCTAATGTCTTTTGCAATTGATGTATTTTCTTTTTCCTGCTGAGATTTATTAGCAGCTTTGCAAACATCAGGAAGAAGAATTTCATTTAATTTTGCGTCCGCATAGGCTTCCTGAATCATATCCAGTACTTTTATAACTTTTGCTTCTGTCGAATACTCTCCAATATCATAAATAGCATCACCATTATCAGCAAAAATTCTTAATCTATCATCGCCCACTTCTATGCTTGATACGTTGTTCATATTGATTGATATGCTTTTATCCTGACTTCTGATTAACATTTTGCGTCCTCCTTGTAATCCTCGATCGCTGATTTAAGCTTTTCGTAGAAATTAATTCTTTTTCTAAGTGTATCCAACTCGTTGTCGTATTTTTTTAAAAATACTTCTTTTGCTTTTTCATAATCAGGTGCATCCAGAACAACCACTTTGCTGCATTCATTAATGAAATTACCTATTGATTCTTTTCTTATAAACGAAGCGTAGATTCCGTCAGGAAATTTAGTTGCCGGTTTATATGTCTTCGGCTTTTCTATTACTTCACATTCTTCAAGACGAAGATTCCATTCATCTGTTTTTCTGTCGCTGTCCAAAATGTAGAAATATAATTTCATTTTGTATCCTCCTTGTCGCTTGCTCTTCGATTCCACTGTTCTACGGCTTCTTTATAATCCCATACGCCCGGGTAAAATTTTAATCCGCATTCGCAGTGAATACTTATCGGATAACCTCCACTGTCAGGATCGTAAAAAGATGGCTTCCAATCTCTTTCTGGGATATACATATCTTTGTCTGTATCTATCTCTTTTCCGCAAAGCGGACAAGGTTTTAGTTTATCCATTTTCTACCCTCCTAATATCTGTCAAATTCAATGTTACTGTCTGAATAGAATCTGCATGAATCCTCTCTGATTTTCTTAACTTTACTCATGATAATTTCTTTCGCTTTACTGACAGCTTCGCCAAAATCTTCTGTTTTAAGATTGTAGTTGAAAACATCCAATGCACTACAGTTGAGAAACAGCGCATCTCCGCAACCAACGTATTTGTGGATAACGATTCTTAAAGAATTATCTTGCAATGTAAAAATACTCCCGGTTTTGAGCTCTTCGCTATGCTTAGCATTACTTTTGAATTTCATTTTCCATCATCACTTTCTTATATAATTCAAAATATTCTTCCAATGTTTCTGGTAGTTTGATACAATCTGGCTCATAAGGTTTTGGATATTCAGTATGTCCACACTTTGGACATTTGATTTGCGGTAGAAAGCCACTTCTCCATTCCATGTTTCCACCACATTTTCTGCAACGAATATATCTCTCTACTTTCTTTGGTTTCGTTTTGAAAAATGAAGCGTAATTATTATTTTTCATTTCCGTTCTCCTACTCTTTAAATCCCATCTTTAAATCGTAGACAAACTGGCAAAGCTTCTCTGCAACCTCATCCGCATTCTCTACATTTGCAAGTTGTCTAACATACTGCTTACCGCAGATAACACAAGTCAACTTTCTGATTGTTTCCCAGACCTGCCATGAGATAATAGAGGAGTCGAAAGCATCTGCCATTAGAGAATATGCTCCATGACCGTTCTCGTCCCTGAACCACTTTTCTCTTGGCGCTTTTAATGTGGTTGCAACATCTTCTCTGGTAAGGCAACCTTTGTATTTTTCATCCATACGTTTTTCCAGTTCATCTAAAAGTTCCTTCTTTTCCTGTTCTGTCATTGCGTCCTCACTTTCCATATCTTTTCAAAACTTCTACAATTGCATTAATGTGCTCTGATAATGCGTCTAAATCTTCATCTTTAATTACTCGCAGCCCGCGGCTCGACTTAAAATCTTCAATGGCATATACACCATCTCTGATTTCCTTAAATTTCTTTGCCATTTCGCTTTCTTTTATGGCTTCAGAATCATATTTATAAAATGTCTCATATCTATCGTGTTCTCCGAACTTGTCGGTTTCAATTTTGGTTCGTTTAGGAGTTATGCGAATGATCTTTGCCGGGTACACCATGAAGTGTCTAAAATTTGTTCCCCATCCGCACCGTACTTCCCTTGCAACTCCAACCACATCTCCGACTTTTAAATCATCTTTATTTATCGGGTTTAATTTTCCTATTACCATCCTCTTGTCATCCTCACTTTCCCCATGTGAGCAACTGACACGCTATTGTGCAGTCCTCCATGATTGATTTATCCAAACGCTACCTGTCCATTATTCTGCATATAAATTATCGGTGCAGCTTTACGCTCTCCGACTTTCAGATACGGGCAATTAGCTTTCACAAGTGCTTCTGCCATAACTGGCACAACACTGTTCCCGATTCTTGCTACCTGTTTTGCAATCGGGTAATTTCTCCATTTATAGTCCCGATCAATGATGTAATCTTTTGGAAATCCCTGCATCACCTTTAATTCTTCCGGATTTAGCATTCTGAGAAAGATATCTGAAATAATGTATTTCTCTCCATGGATATCAACCAGAACATTTACTAGACCAAATCTATCTTTTGTGGTGATAGTCCCGAGTGGCTCATTAAGCACCTGTCCGCATCCTGTCCCATAATATTTAACCAGAAAAGCGGATATCACACTGAAGTGACCGGGTGATGTGGTTATTGTATGCAATGGTTCATCACATCCCTGACCGATTCCAGTCTTGTAATACTTCGTGATAAAAGCTGTCACGAGACCATATCTGTTTGATGTATCAATAGTCTTAATTGGCTCAGTCAGCAATTGTCCTCTGGAATCGCCTTGTCTGGTTTCTCCGTGATATTGAATTATGAATGCCAGTGCATCTTTATTCTTCACAATATAAGGATCTGGATTATCAACGATATATTTCTTGATTCCATTTGCAATGCGTTTCTGTGTCGCTTCCGCTAATGGTTTCGGACGGTCAAAGATGCTTTTGCCTAAGTCTGACCAATCAATGTAGTCTCCACACTGTTCGTATCGTTTCAGACCGTCTATTCCGAAACGATTATGCGTAGGATTTGGCCATACTATCTGTTTTCCATCTCTGCGAAACACTGCATACCAACGTTTCCTTGTAGTTGGTGCTCCATAATCCGCAGCTACCAGTTCCCGGCTGTCAAATTCATAACCAATATTTTTCATTGCTGAAATGAATTTTCGATAATCTTCACCGGCTCTTTCCTTGATCGGATGTCCTTTCTCGTCTAATGGTCCCCATTGTTGAATTTCTTCCACGTTCTCCATAATGATTACATCTGGTAGAATTGCTTTTGCGTGCTTATATACAGCCCATGGAAGAATGCGAAGCCCCTGTTTCCTCGGCTGACCACCTTTCGCTTTTGAATGGCTTGTGCAGTCCGGGGAAGCCCACATCAACGCTACGTGCTGATTTCCGACATATTTCTGTAAATCTACTTTGAAAATATCCTCTGTCAGATGCAGTGTTCCAGGATGATTTGTCTTGTGCATCAGGATAGCGTCGGGGTCGTGGTTGATCGCTATGTCTACTGATCTGCCGAGCGCCATCTCAATTCCTACGGATGCTCCGCCGCCGCCGGCAAAACAATCTATGATTAAATCTTTCATTTTCTACTCTCCGGGATTCTTTAATACAATTCCTAGCTCTTCTTTAATAGCGTTTACGTAATCAATCCATTCTGCCAGACCGTCATTGATGTAATCAGCAACCCGGTCAAGTCCATTTCTGAATCTCTGACAGCGCTTCTCGCCAAAACCGAAATCATCATGCAGAACAGCGATTGACAATATTACAAATGAATCCGCTATAACCTCTTTTATCTTTTCTGACGCTTTATCAAGGTCTTTTACTGCCAGGGAGGTATGTATTCCAGTCACGCCCCGGAACTTGCATTCCTGTTCGAGGGCTTCAATCCCACCCTGTTTGACAATTCGTCTGGCAAGGTCAAGCCCGTCCTCCCTGCCTCGTTCATATTCACGCATTTTATTCATTGTGTTAGACCTCCACACTTTTTTAGTATTCCCATCCGACAGCCCTCCTTATCTTCTGAGTCAGAATGTCAAATTCCATCAACATCCTGCGATCATTCTTGTTTGAGTATGCGATTGTTTGCTGCCCATCATATATGACCGCATATCTTCCGTTAATGTCATATGCCCCGCTGATTGCCTGCGATATCTGACTTCTTGTCTTTCCTGTCAATTCTGATATTTCAGCAAGTGTCAGCTCCCCGATATATTTTGAACCGTCGTATACGTCATACAGTTTCATGTTTTTTTGCTCCTATCAGTTCGTATGTCCTGTGCGAACCAGTTCCGTGAAATACAATCAAGCCATCGTCCTCGAACTGCCTTAGATGCCTTTGAACGGCACTCCTACTAATATCTAGTTCCTCAGATATCTTCTTGGTTGTTGGAGTCCCTTTGTGAGACATTGCGTATTTACGGATAAAATAATAAATATCCTTTCGATTCTGCATCCATTGCATGTGTTTTTGATGCCGTAATGCGTCCATATTCACGATTCCTTTTCGTATGTTTTCTCATCAATCAGGTTCTGAAACTTTTCAAAAGCCCGGATTGATACTTTGTTACCCTGTTTCTCCGGCTTTAGGGAAACTTGCAAGTGTGTGTCTATGATGTGTGACAGTTCTCTGGCGAGGGATTTCTTGCCCTGCTGTATGCCTTGCATATATGTCTTTGGCGGTTTATATTGCCCTGTCACTTGCTTTCCTGTCGACTGCCCACCTGCTGTGATGTTATACATCTGAAAACCTTTGTCAGCAAAAGATTTGATTGTTTCAATTTCTTTCTGGTCGAGTTCACTCTTTTTGCAAGTCATATATGTAAGTTTCCATCCAGTAGGGTTGCTTTCACTGTAAAATTTATGTTTTTTAAGACTTAACGCTATGTGATCGTATTCTCCTAAATGGCTCGCACATCTCTCGCAAAGGCTAACTGCCTGCCCTACGTAGCTTCTTCTTATTCCTGCTTCATCAGTTCTGTAAAAAGCATATATGCCGCTTGAATATGGAATACCCGGGCATATTTCTTTTATTTTTTTCTCACGTTGACTTTTCATCATATAAATTTGTCTGTAATTTATTTTTTTCATTATTAAAAACTTATCACCTCGATTCATTTTTCGGTGTATCTTTGATACCATTATGATACCACTACGATACCTGTATTGCAAGATAAAAATGATACCACTTTGGTATCTAATTGACACCGTCAGGCAAAAATGCTACAATGTTCTAAAAACAAGGGAGGGATTTCACATGACCGTCAAGTCTGATAAGACCAGAACTAATATCACGTTCCCGATACAGCTTAAAGAACAGCTTGAGCAGATTGCCAAGCAGGAGAACAGGAGTTTTAATAATCTGGTCATTACTGTTCTCCAAGATTTTGTAAAAAGTGCCGATAAATAGTCGGTGCTTTTTATTTAACTGTTATTCTCTCTGTCGTCCTCTACAGCCTCACCAAGGCAAGCCATAACCGGTCCTGACTCAAGCAAGCATTCTCTTTCTCTGGTATTCTTACCATCATCTGAGCGCCAATCCCCGACAATATATAGACTTGCGTCTGCGGTCAGAATATCTGTTTCCATATTCCAATGATTAATATGGATTTCATATGCAGCATTTGCAGAGATCACATATCTGTAAATGCCTTTGGTGACTTCTTTCCAGTCCTTTAAATTTGCTGATACCATGCTTAATCCTCCACAAATGGCGGCTTCTCATCTTCGAAGAAGCTTTCATAATCGAACCATTCATCTTTAATGAAATTTCCGATGATTTTCACTGAATGTCCAAGTCCTTTCGTAGCAACTCTAACATGCTTTCCTTTCATTTCTATCAGGTCATCTACGCCAACAACGTCCATGATTCTCATAATCGCTTCAAGCCCTGCCTTTGAACCTTTAAAGTTTTCCGATCCAAGGTAACCATGTCCTAAAACATATCCTCCGAATACAACGCCCCAGCCACCGCCAGAAAGAGTGAGGTCAAGGGTAAGTACTCCGTGATCTTTAAAATTCAATGATACATTTGTAATTTCAGCATTTCTTAATCTGTTTCCATCGTTAATAAGTTCTTCTTCTGTCCACTGTTTCATTTTGTTTCCTCCCTGTATGGTTCGTAAATTTCAATTTAACTATTCTTGCAAAAATCGCATTCAGTATTGCATTTTTTCCACTCATCTGAATATTCTTCGTACCCATCTGCTCCGTTCAAATACTTGTATGCAAGCACATTCATACATCTTTCGCAGGCCGTAGAAAAAACAACAAGTGCTTCCTGTAATGTATAATCTCCGCTGTTTACCATTGCCATTATGACATCTTGATTTCCACATCCAATACTTGTATGAAAGTCAATAAGTGGTGTAGTACCCGTTCCGTAATCCCACTTTCTTCCCCAAGGTTGCCACCACTTCTTTGTCTGACTGCACCCACAATTAGTGCAAGTATGGCCTTTCAATCCCCTTATCAGGTCTGTGTCCTTTTTCCAATATTTCCGTTTGTGCTTGCACGCTTCTTTTTCAGCTTTGCCATGCGCTACATAAACGTGTTCTGTTATTTGTAACGGAAATCAGGAATGGTACGTTCTCGCTCCTTCTGGTGCTTCACATGCCAAATTATCTTCTGACTTAATTAAATTTCCATTTTCATCCTCATACCAAATTCCCAACTTTAATTTTGATTTATCAATTTCCATTTCTTCTCCTTTCAAAACGGGCATAAGTTCAAGTCGACTTCCAATCCCGGTCTTGCGATCTGCACCAGAACATCATTTCCGGCAACGTCCTGTATCTCTTTCTGCATCACTTCCAGATTTCCCCATCCCTCTGACAGGTGGCACAGCGTTATGGTTCTGAGCGAAGCGGTCTTGTTCACTCGGATAATCTCTTTTACAGTAGATAAGCTGCTGTGCCCCCGGATGGAGTGTTCAAACTTAAATGAATCCTGCTCCGGTGATTCATCAAGATGATTACATTCTATAAGGAAGTGATTTATTCTCATGTTCTTGAATGTGAACGGCAAATATGAGAAGTCTGTCGCATATATCAGCCGTCCACATTCTTCATGAGATATCAGGTATGCAAAGTTTGGTGTCTTGTCGTGTGGGACGTAGAACGGTGTTACCTGGAACGAACCTATGTCCTTCGATTTCTTTTCTGGTAAGCCAATCATCAGCTCACCAGAGATTGTGTTTACACTCTTAACTGTCTCGTCATTGGTGTAAATTTGAATGCCGGCATTCAATATTTCTTTGTAAGACTTCTTATGGTCGCCTTAATTAACCATGTTCATGACTTAATAAACACCCCGAAACTTCTGATATCCTATAAGAAATTCCTTTCAAGATTTCCGAGTATCTACATCCACAATCCAGAAGTAAGATTTCGCCAGATTCGGATTTAAGCGCATAGCAGTTTCCCGGCTGACTACCTGTATTTATTACTCGCATGAACAATTTGTATCACCTCGCTTTCTTTACAATGCATTTATGCTTCTAAGATAGCATCAGCTTCGCCTATGGTTTTCTCTAAATCGGAAAAGGCATATGGGATATCATTTCCGTTTATGCTCTCTAACTCTGAGTAGCTTACTTTGTACATACTATCTCGTATTAATTTGAGTTGCTTCAACGGAAGTTCAATGGTTATTATCTGCTCCCAGTCTTTCTTACCGTATACTCTCTTCATACTTCACCATCCTTTGGAAATCTAAATATCGCATCTCCCATGCCAACAAATCTTCTATCAAGCATATCAAGTGCATCCTGCAACTTATCCTGCGTCGAGTACATTGCCATCACATATGGACTTTGCTGTATTCCTCCGGCAAATACCGCCTGTATATAGTTGTCCGAAACAAGCAACGCTGTCATTTCATATGGAAGATTGATTTTTCCATCCTGCGATATAATCCTCATAGTTCTCACCTCGCTTCGTAAAATAGTCTTTTACTGACTTATAGTACGGGCAGTTTTCGCACCGCCCGATACAAGCCATATATTTACCAAACTTTCCTGAGTCGCACCGATCAAAATTGATGCAGTCGAAGTACATCATATGCGATCACATCTCCTCCTGCTTCATAAAATCTGGGATGCTTGATTCCTGCCCTGCTGCCTGAACTGGTTCTTTCTCGGCAGTCTTTACGACTTCTGCGACTGTCGGCTGCTTGGGCTGTTCTTCGATTGCTACTGGCTCATCTGGGATAAATTCTTCTGCATTGGCGTTCTGCTCGATTTCTTCCTGTACTTCTCTGTATGTAGCGTCCATCATGTTGTATTCGTAAGCCTGTACTGGATTGTCCCATCTTTTAGGAATGGACTTCATGATGTTGTTACGCATTTTACGAATAATCATTGATTCTCTTGACTGTGTTTCGTAATAAGACGGTGAAATGTACGGTCTTAACTCCTCGCAATCAATGATTGCTTCCAGTTCTCCAATGTCAGCGACCTTTTTCATGATCTCTTTTTTCTTTGCTTCAATTTGAGCTTTCTGCGCATCTGTAGCTTTATATCTGTCTGCGCAAATTCCAAACGTTTCATTCTGGAGATTATTCTTGATGTGCGCTGCAAGATTCTTCAGTACATCTGCTCTTTCGCAAGAAAGATATTCAATATGTCCGTCTTTATACTGAATTGGATATACGATACGGACTACCTTACCTACACCGGATTCTTCCCATTCTGGCGGTGTGATCTCTACGCCCTTATGTCTCGGAGGTGTATATTTGTCACCCTCTCTAACTTTCCAGTACGGGAATACTTTAGCCACATTGACACCATATCTACTTACAAGAGCGTCATTCCCATCGCCCTCAATCGCAAATTCGATTTTCTTCTCCCACTGAGGTTTCTGCCCTTTCGCCGCTATGTTTACGTTTCTAATCTGGAAATAACATTCTCTCGGCTGTGCATTTGCGTTCAGCTTCAATGCTGCTACTTTCTGCATAACAGACTTTAAATTTGATGTATTGACCGATTTCATATCAGTTCCACTTTCGTGAATCATCTGATAAATAGCCGCCATTGCTGATACTACGCATTCTTTTGAATATGAATCAAACTCCATTCCTCTTGTTTCTAAATCTTCTTTCATCAGGTCTACATAGCTGTTTGTCCATACTGAAAGAGTGGTGTTAAATGCTTTTACTTCTGCCATTTTTATTCTCCTTTTCTGATAATTATTAAACTTTTGTTACCGTCATATCCCCCTCAGCAACTTTCAAGAAAATCAACTGTGCATACGCCTTAATACCTGCCAGACTGCTGTTGTCCAGTTCTGCTGCACAGTCTACGAATATCGGATATCTCACGCCATAAAACTTCTGCAAACCGTCCATGATGGCAATTTTTCCTTTCATCATCAGGGCTGTATTGGCGTTCCCGATCAGTTTCTTCCAGCCACCGTCCTTGTCCTGCACGTACCAGATGCAAGCATCTACGACTTCGCCATTCTTCTGCGTATCGAACAGTTTCACCTTAACTCCGTCAAAATACTGATTTACCGCATCTTCAAGGGCTGTATTCTTCGACATGCTCAGGGATTTCAGCTCGTCCAGAATCATCTGTGCATCTGCCTTATTTTGTGCGTACTGTTTCTGACTTTCCTGAAGCTTCTCAATCTGCTCGTCAATTCGGACGTTGTTGTTGGCTTCTCCGATTCTCTGATGAACTGCTGCCAATTCCTGTTTCTTGCCGGATAGCTGCTCTGAAAGCTGTTTCTTTGCTTCTTCTCCATCGCCCAGAAAATTAAGTTCCTGCTCTTTATCTTTGATTGATACAAGAATTTTCTGATATTCAGCGTTTTCCGATAAGTCTGGTTCTTTCGGTATGGCTTCCAGATTTTTGTTTTCTGCGTCCAGAGAAGTTTTGATCTGATCTAATTTCTCTGTCAGTTTGGCAACCTTGATTTCAAGATAATCTCCGCTTTCTTTTGACTCATTTTTATCGGCAAAAATCTTGTTTCCAGTTACCTCAATGGATTTCAGTTCCTGCTTTTTCTGCTCTTTCAGATTTCTGATTCGATTCTGCCTTTTCTGTTCAAAATCTTCTTTTAGTTTTTCGATCTGTTCTGCCGGAAGCGTTTGTCCACAAGTCGGGCAAATAGTATCGTTTTCTTTGAAATATTCAGATTCAGCGCTGTCTATTGCATTGTTATATTTAGCTTCCGTCTCCATGTAATGCTTCTGTGCTTCTTTTTGTTTCTTCTCAAGGTCTTTATGCTTTTCTCTGAGTACTTCCAATTCAGAAGTCTTGGCATTTAATGAACTTGATATGATGTTTCTATCAGACTGCAAACTGTTTATTTTGATCTGAATCGCAGTCCTTTTTGATGAAATTTCGTCTGACGCTTTTGATTCCAGTGAATATTTCTGAACACCTAAGTCTGAAAGTTCTGCTCTGAGTTTGCTGCTACGCTCGTTTCCTGACTGCGCAATCTGCGTTTCAAGGTCTGAAATCTGTTCCTGCAAGGCATTCTTCTGCAATTCCAATTCGGCGGTATCAGCATCGACTTTTGACTGCTCCATACCGATAATCTGGTTTGGAATGGCTTTCAACTGTTCTTCTGCCTTTTTCAGTGTTGCACTGTTCATGTCTTTAATTTCATCTGCCTTGTAGGTTTCCAGAAGTGGTACCAACTCGGCACAGTCTGGAACCGTCTTGGCAATTTCTAAATCTGTTTTCCCGGCACCGTCTGACATAGAAAACAGAATCTTTCTGGCATCTGCATCTTTCAAATCTGTGAAGATTTCCATGTGAGACAGCATAAGGAAATTATCAAAGTCAAACCCACGTTCTTTCAAATCGGCTTTAAAATCTCTTTCAGCTTTCGGAACGCCATTAATTTCGTACTTGTTTGATAATGCAATCTTTCCCGGCTTTCCGTCCTTTGGCTTACTTTCTGTGCGCTTCTGGAACTTTGCTACGCTTATTGGTTTTCCGTCAATCACAAGGTCAATGTCGGCTCTTGGCAAACACTCCTTGCCGTCATCCGGTCTTATATCTGGATTGCTCTTTAAACTGTAGTCCTTGTCACAGAATACCCACATAAACGCATCTGCCAGTGTGGTTTTCCCGCATCCATTCTTCCCGGAAACGATTGTTCTGTGTCCAAACTCTATTTTCTTTTCTGACTGTCCTTTAAAATCGGTCAATCTAATTTCTCTTACTTCGATTTTCTTCATATTACAAAATCTCCAATCTTTTTACTGATACCTCCAATGCTGTTACCCATGATTGACTCTGATCAGACCACAGTTCCCGGCTTTGGAATCTTCCGCGGAGTTTGATTTTTGCTCCCTTTTTCAGATTCTCTACGGCATCTGCGTTTTCCTCCCAGCATAAACAACTGATGGCATCTGATCTGGTATATCCGTCTTTCTTCTTTCTGTTTACCGCTAGAAGTATTCTTGCCAGCTTCCTGTCGTTTTTTGTGCCAATCATCTTTATTGTTGGCTTTTTAATCAGATATCCAGTCAGATAAACTTCGTTTGCATCATGTTCTTCCAGTCTTTCAAGATACTGAATGTCCATTGCTCTTACATATGCTGTAAGGCTTTTCTTACCATCTTCCCGGACTGTACGGCTTCGCATTTCACCATATACACTAGCAATCAGCTCTGTTTCTCTTGAAATCATGTATTCTGGCACAATAATCGGAAGAATATCGTAAGATGTGCTCTTTCTAAAAATTGTCATTCTTCCCTCGTACATCTTGGTTCCACCGTATTCTTCATGTGAGAATACGAACCCCGCCGGAATGTCACCTGATAAAAGCACTTGGTTCTCATCTCGCATCTTCATTTCCTAAATCACCTTCTTCATTCAACAGCAATAATGTCTCCACAAGAACTGCTGCCTGCTTCAAAACAATGTTACTGAGTTTCTTGTTTCTTGCTTCGAGTTTTGCGTTTTCCGCTTCCAGATCACAAATAATCTCGCTTGCAAGTGGTTTCTGTTCGTTGGATGTGTGTGTTTTTGACATAAAAAATGCCCTCCTAATTATTTATTTGATAAATACAGGAAGGTGTGTTATACTTGTCCTGTATTTAACTTAGCCAAATTAAGTTAGATACGCGGCTCCATGTGGTATGTCGGTACCTGTGGAGCCAACTTTTATTCTGAGTCGAGACCTAACATTGCGATACATAATTTCTTGTCGATGATTATGCTCTCGCCAGAGTTGAGGTATGCTTTGAACGCCTTTAGTCTGCCAACTAATTCGGCGTATTCCTCGGCTACGGTCTCTGCTCTGAAATCCATCTTATTTTCTTTCTCCATCGCAATCCTCCTCACAATACGGGCATTTGTTGTCCATCAAAATTTTGTTCAAATGGTCAGTTACTTTCTTCACATTTTCTCCCTGCTGGCAACCGCCCTCTACAATGCTGTACATATCAAACTCTCTTAATGATTCTTTCTTATATATGTTGATGTGTAAGCTGCATCCGATCTTGTAGTTTGCGAAATGGAATGCTACCGTTCTGCCGGTTTCTTTCTGAACGCGTCTGCATAACTGGTACAGTTCGTCTACGGTTTTATCAAATTCATTTATCTTCATCGAAAAGCCCTCCAAGTAAATCACCAAATAATGTTTTTACAACTTCTTTGATTTTTTCTTTTTGAATAGTTTTAAATTCTTCTTCGTTCATCAGCCCGATTTTGACCGCTTCGTCAATCTCCTGTTTCACAGATTCCTCTGTTTCCTTGCCACCTTCCATAATGGTTTCTTTGATTCCTCGAATGACAACAACTAAGTCAGCTATTAATTCTGCTTTACTGTCTTTAAGTGTGATTTCTCCCATTTTTGTCTCAATCATCTCTCTTTTCCGTTACTGAAAACTTATAAAAAGTTATAAACTTCTATGTTTCATTCCTACTTCAACGAGTATGCTTTTGATGATATAAATATCAATCTACTCACAAGTTCTTGTACTCTCCATAGGCGTAAATTCCGGACTAACGTATCCGTACATATTTGCATTAACGTTTCAGTGTCAGCTTGCAAATTTTTCTCCATAAGTCTTGAGATTTATAGATGTCTGGAAATATATTCCACTCTAATATCTTATAAAACTCAACATACGCTTATATGATTTTATAATTTATATTTAACTGTTAATTTCCTCCGATTCTTTTAATTTCATCCGGGTAAATAACCACGAATGATAAGATAAACATTGCGATTGCTACTGCAACCGGCTGTGATGCACTGTCAAATCTCCAGAACGGCAAGTACGGTGACATACCGCCGATTAGAGCTGACAGGATTAATGCTTTTGCCATTTTTATATCCCTCCGATATGATATTGAGTTTTATTCTGTATCTCCTTATAATGTCCTTACAGGTACCGCCATGCCGGGTAAAATGAAATGAGATAAAATTTTGCAATTATTACCGCATATTGATGGTTTTCATCAACACGGTGAAAAAGTTTCCGAACTGCAAGAATCATAGCAACAATTCCAAGTGTGATTGTGCAAACCAGTCCTGTCTTTCTTCCGCCGCATTTACTGTTCCCGTGCCGGTAAGAAACGTAACTGCAAATAACCAACATTGCTGACAGGGGAATGGCGTTTAAAATGTTCGACTTGCATTCCCTTTTCAATCATCAACAACGGTTAAATCTTCTTTTACTGCAAATGGTTCAGTGACAAACACGCCAGATTCTTGAATAACGACATCAATCTCAACATGGTGTTCATTCACAAACTTCAATAAAAGTGTCGGTTCTTCTTGACTTCCACTTGTGCCTGCTGATATATCGACAAGTTTAAAGCCGATAATAGAATGAAAAATTTCATCATTGTCACCAGGTATGTGTAATCGGCTATCAATATTTTTCATTTGTTTTCCTCCTACTCAGCTAATCTTCCCTGTGCATTGCAGTCTCGAATCATAATCTTTGTATTTGCACATGGCGTCCATTCCTTGATATATTCAACTGCTTCCTGATACCTCAGTTTTGGAATGTTATTCCGGGCATTTACATCAAAGTAAGTTTTGACATCCCGGTTGCATTCTGCAAATACTTTCTTGCCGATCTCGTCGTAAGCATTGGATTTCTTGCCACCTAGCACTTCGATTACTACTCTGGAAACTAAATCTCCAAGATATTTCTGCTGCCCGTAGTCGATGGTCATTGTGTTCTCAAGTTTCTCGATTCGTTCCTCATGGTCTTGATTGCCCTGAGCCAGTAACTGAATCTGTTCTGCTACGGTCATCGGTTTCTGGTATGAACCCGTCTTGCGGATTGCCGGGAGAACTTCGTCCATAACCCATGACTCGAATTTCTCCGCTGACGGAAGTTTTGATTTCATAATCAGGCGGTACAAATCTCCCTCATTTATGTATGACATTGACTGAACGCCACTAGATGTAGGGGTGTCACGTTTCGTTACTCCCTTGCAATGGTCAAGAATGGCTTTTCTCGGATTGCTGTATCCAAGTGCTTTCGCAACATCTGTTCCAACAAAATACGGTTTCCCGTCAATTTCTATTGTTCGGATTTCTCCGAACTCTTCTGAGTTAAAAATCTGTAAGCTGTTCATTTGTCTCCTTTCGTGTAATATATTTAAGTCGCATTATTGCGACTATGATGTAAAAAAAATATCTATAGCTTCCTCTTTGCTTAAAGGAACTGCATTTACGATTCCGTGGATTTCTCCGATTGTAAATTTCTCTCCGCCATCTTTTAGTTTTCTGTAGAATGTGCTTCTGTCCATTCCAATTGCATTTGCAACAGCTTCCTGAGTGTTTCCACGTTCAACGATTTTTCCTTTAAGTCTAGCTATATTAACAACCATTCGCGTTCCTCCTTTCCAGTAGCATTAATGCAACTTTGTGATTATATATTACGCCAAAGTGTCGCATATGTCAATATATAAAATCGCATTTTTGCAATTATTTTTGTTGCATTTTTGCATCATTAGTGTTATTATGTATTCAGAAAGGAGGTGTGAAAAATGTCGGAAACTGGCGAACGAATAAAAGAAAGAAGAAAACAACTTAATATGAGTGCTGATGAGTTAGCAGAAAAATTGGGAGTGTCAAGGTCTACTATATTCAGATATGAAAAAGGCGATATTGATAAAGTTCCTGCCGAATATATGAATGTATTATCCAAAGCACTTCGTACTACTCCGGCTTATCTAATGGGTTGGGAAAATAATTTAGAAACAGACACAGATTTTATTCCAAAATTGATGTCAAATTCAAATATCGTTGAACATGTTAAGTTACTAATTGAATTAAGCGAATCTGATCAGAAAAGCGTTTTCGACATGATTGAATTTCTTCACAAAAAAGGCAGGGATTAATTCCCTGTCTTTTTTTCTAATATCCCCATTGACTCTTGAATGAAACAATCATGTTGTACAAGAATTTCATAAATTTTTCACTATCTATCTTTTGCACCATTTCAATAATCTCTTTCTTATAATCCATAAATAGCCCTCCCTGTCACAACTACCACCTACATCACAGTATATGTCCGGCTGTGGGAAATAGAACCGAACATAAGTTCGTTTTCAACATTATACCATCAATATTTCCCCGTGGCAACTGCCAAATATACACATGGACTTTTGTTATTTCATAGGCAAACTTCTCAATTCCAAAGAAAATTGCGCTTTCACAAATATAACATCTGACATTGCAAATTTCTTTGATCTCGTTCAACTCCTGCATCTGGGCGGAACAAATTTGTTCCGTAACTTCCTTTGTGATCTGCACATCTCTGCGGTGCCGTTCTGCTATATCATGTGACGGTATATGCACCGCACAGAATATTTCGTAAAATATCAGGATGAGTACGACTATCCTGTATCTGTTCTTCTTCATTATTACCAACTCTTTCTAAAAATATATCACGCATTATAGCACAAACTTGTGTGATTTTTCCGGGAAGTGTAAAATCATGGAGTTTTTCTACAAAAATAATCTACTTTTTTAATATTTTACTATGCACAGTTTGTATGAGGTGGTATAATATTATAAAATTTTAACAAGGGAGGGGATTGTATGAGCAAAGGCGAAAAGAAGAAAGATTCAACCCTGAGCGTCATTTCCTGTATTCTGGCAGGTGTGGCATTCATTCTTCCATTGCCAATTATCCTGTCGTTTCCACTGGCTCTGGCAGGAGCAATTGTAGGATTAGTAGATATTGGCACAAAGAAAGAGGAATATAGGCATATTGGCTCATGGTTCGGAATTATTGTCGGAATTATTGAAGTAGTTTTTATTGCAGTGCAGTATATGAGATTTCTTTAGCAGAAAAGAGGGTTTTATGAAAAAGAGAGTTTGCGGAATTATAACGATGTGTGCTTTTTTATGCATTTCGCCTGTCAATGCCAGTGCTACTTCCTTTGACAACATTAATGAAATGCTTAATAAGATCAATGGTGAAGATGGGTTTGTCGAAGCATCTGAATGTGTGATTGACAAAAACACTAAATCCTTGCATCTAAGCATCGTTATAAGTGAGAACGTGCCAGATGATGAAGTTGGCACATTTGCTTCAAAGGTTTCCAGTGTATTGTCGGAAGCATCTCAGCAGGATTGGTATGATTATGATTATGTTACCGATGATTTCTATAAGAGCGGTTATGATGGAGTAGTTCTAACAAACGTTTGGAATTTCAAAAATGATACTCTGGCTTGCTCAATTTGGGATGATTCGCTATCAATCACGCGTCTTTCAGACGGAACTAAATTAAAAGAAGCTGTTTTAAAAGACGTGGAAAGCGAAAATTCTAATTCTCAGGAAAACGATTCTCTTGATAATACCGGCAGGCTAAATCCAGGTGTTTATATTATTGGCGAAGATATTCCTGCCGGAAAGTACACCTTTTCAATAACCGACGGAGCAGGAATTATCAGCGTATATGACAGCTACGATGATTATAAGAATGATGATTACGAACATTCAGAAGAATACCATGTCGCTTCAAAAAAATATAAAGAAAGTCTTGATTCTGACTTAGAAAGCATTAATTCTTTGTATTCCAGTGAAATTGGGAATCTACCGTTAGAGAATGGAATGTGCGTAAAAATAGATACTGTTTCAGTTTTGTATTTAGCGAAATAAACAAGAGGGGCAACCGCCCCTCTTTCTTTTGCCTGTCGTTCTCGCAGGCAGTCTCTCTATCCACACATCCTCCCGGACACAGAAACCATATTTTGCGAATTATGTCAAACTTTAATGCTTTACACTAATAATTTCAAGTGCTACACTTTGTTTGTGGGACAATAATACCACAAGCAAGAAGAAAAATGTGTGTACTGTCAAAATCATGGCGTATTTTGACAAATTGAGACTACGAAAGGAGGGTGCGCAT